GGAACTGGAAATGCTAATATATGGTTTACTATAGATCCTTCAACTTCTCCTGGAGACACAGAATTATATTTCTTTGACGGATACTTTTTCACTAAAGTACTATATAGAAATGACGGAACAACATTAATAAATCCTTGCAATATATTTCATGGAAAAACTCTTCTTTCTGCTCCTTGGAAAACTATTAAAAATGGTGAAACCACTTACCCTAAAAATTTACTACTTGTTACAGATCTTGGAGAACTTGCTAAGATTGATTATGTGATACCACATATACATGCCACTTCAAAATTTCCGGGCACACAAGGATGGGATTTCGTTTATCATGATACTTCTACACCTTTACCTGCGGTTCAATACATTTATAATGGAGGCATTGGATTCTCTCAATTAGGATTTAACTTTATTATAGGTAACGGAGGAGACAATCTCACACTAAACTCTGATTACACTAGACCTGTCATGCCTAACGTAGATAAATACTCTTGGTATAAGCCTATTTGGCAGCGTTATAACATACATAAACTGAAAGACCAGTTTCCATCTTTAAACCTTAACGATGTCTTCTTATACGCTCCGCTACGAGATATTATAGAGGGAAAAGCAACCAAAGAAAGTTACTGGAGAAATTCACAAATAGAAAGAATAGCACAGAAGAAGTCTAGAAATCTTTTTGAGAATTTTGAATGGATAATCACATTGGGGAATAGCCAACCAGATCAAGGTGTTAAAGTCACCGTTGATAAAGAAGGCGATGTGATTGCAATAGGAGACTTTCAAGGAACAATATTCATGGGAGAGGTTAATAACATAGGTACACAGGACGTTTATTTAACTAGTGCAGATTCTGGTGTTTATATTAGTAAGTATAATAAAGGAGGGGTTTTACAGTGGGCAAGATCCATCTCTACAACTTCACCACAAGGACCGATATATGCTAGATCGGTTACGACCGATGTAAATTCTAATGTTTATGTAGCAAGTGATAACAATCTTACTGGATTCATAGAAATTGATAAGTATAATAGTTCTGGGCTTCTTTTAAACACTGTTAATATACCAATATCTCCCGATCAATTCTTAGGTGATATTAAAGTTGATAAGTACGAGAACATTTATATCTGTGGAGGATTCCAAGGCACATTAAATCTAGGAATTCACACCTTGTCATCGTCACAGGATGTAGGATTTATTGCTAAAATGGATTCAACCCTAAATTTTGTATGGGCAAAAGAACTAGACTCTACTACCTATTCAAGAGCTTATGAATTAACTATTATGAATGAGTCTGATATTTATATTACTGGATTATTCCAAAATGATATAGATCTAGGAGCTATTTCTTTAACAGGAGTCGGTATTCCTGATATGTTTGTTGGTAAATTTTACTCAGGGGATGGTGCTTGTATATGGGCAGAATCATTTGCTTATGATGCTTCAACATCTTTCGTTTCTCCTTCTATTTGTTTAGATCCTAAGGGACATATATTAATTACAGGATCTTTCCAAGGAACTATGACAATACAGAATAGCAAAATCACATCATTCCCTGGATACGATGATATATTTGTTGTTAAAATTCTTTCAACTGGGAAATTAATATGGCTTAAAATGTGCGGAGGAGCATCAGGAGACACTTCCCATGATATAGAAAGCGATTCAGAAGAGAATGTTTATATAACAGGATCTTATACATCTGGTTCTTATTTTTCACCAGAGGAGATTGATTCAAGAGGAGGCACAGACATATACTTAACTAAATTTAATAAAGACGGAACTTTAGTAGATATAGTTACTGCTGGCGGAATTAATAATGATTCGGGTGCAGATCTTGTACTTGATTCAGAGGAGAATATTTATATAACAGGTTACTTTGAAGGCGAAGCTGAATTTTCACCTTATGTAGTTACATCTCCTCCCGGAGGTAGTCTTGATGCTTTCTTGGGTAAAATACCAAAGGAAAGATTTAATTCAGGCTATAAGATAGGAGCAGTTCAATCTTGGTTAGGGTCTCATTCATGGGCATGGAAGGAAGAAAAATTCTTCCAAGAAGAATTTGAAATACCTTTAGCTACCACTATATTTATAAATCCTATTGATTCTTTAGTACCTGGTAAGAAAGATCATATATGGACTTTAACTGATACTGAAACAGGGGAAGTCATAGCTAAGATTAGAAAGACACCATATTTTATATGGACATTTGTAAATTCCGGATTTTATACAATCTCTTGTGAATTACAGGATGCTAATGGTAATCTTTATCAAACTGAGCACAAAGGAAAAATTAGAGTGATAGATCATAAAAATCCTACTGCTGGTGATTTAATTCCCGAGATAGTTAATCCTGAAGATTATCTTCTGAGATCAATATATTATGATAGAAAAGAAATGGGGTTTCCGCCTTTGTCTAAATTTGAAATTTAATAATTATTTCAATAACATTCATCTATTAATTTAGCCAATTTTATATCCTTTTCAGTTATTATATCTCCTGCATCATGAGTTGATAACTTGAGAGATATTTTGTTATAAATCCAATTAATTTCGGGATGATGTTTTTCCTCTTCACATATTATTGAAATCTCATTTATAAATTTTAAAGCCTGTTTAAAATCCTGAAAATTAAAATTTCTTTCCAGTTTATTATAAACTTCTGTCCAATCGGAATTTGATTGGAATTTTTTATATGTCTTTAGATTTATCATATTATTAAAATTATATAACATACCGTGAAACTAATCCTTTATACCAGTTTATTTCGCCTTGATCTATTTTATAGTTTTCTCCCTTTATAAGTTGGTTATCTTTAGTAAATTCGGGACTTTCAAAATATGAAATTAACTCTCCTGGTTTAATTGCCTCTATTTTATCAATACAATCGCTGTTAATTAATGTTATTTCAACGCTCTGACCGTTCACTGTTTCATTTCCTGAGTGATAACCAGACATTCCGCAAATACTAGCTAATTTGTATTCTCTTTGGTCTATATCGCTATCGCTTTTATGGAAAAACTTAGTTCCTTTTTTTAGTGTTATTTTATAAACTGTTGGAAATAAATTTTGAGATAAATTCGGGATAGGCCTATCAGCATCTAATCCGAATCTCAAATAGCAATAATAGAAAGCATATGGTATATTATTAGTTACATACATAACTTTTCCTGAAACCCTTTCCCTATATCCTCCTTCTTTATTGATAAGGTATGATACATTTTCTAAATTAAGATTATTAAAGTTTTGCCCAGAATAAACAATATTTCCACCAATTAATCCATCTTCACTTTTTATGGCCACTTTAGTATCTTCAGTTCCTATTTCAACATATTCCATTCCATTCACATAATCCAAATTATTCATTGTCATATCCAATGCCATCTCTGATATTGTTTTATCTTTCAGATTTTCCTCAGCCCATGTTAATAAGTCCATACCCCATCCCGAAATTTGAAAGTTGGGTTTATCTGGTATTATAGACATACCCCGTGACTTATTGAAGAGTTCTTCGTATCTACTTTGGACTTTATCATAGAGTTCAACTGTATTTACAAATTCGCCCGAGTTCCATTCAAAGCTTTTTAATTTATGATTTAACTCAATAGTATAAGCCTTGAATCTCTTAAATATGTCTGTTTCTAATATTTTTTTGTTTCCATCAGAAGCATTAAATTTATCTATAAAAGCATATGTGTCTCTGTTCTTAAAATTAGGACTCCCGTCGATACAGCTAAAGAATTTATTAAACTCTTCTTTTTTTGATTCAAAATCATTTTTTATAAATGAAGAAATTTTGTTATATTTAGCGACATCTTCATTATATTTTTCTAACTCTTTAGTTAGTTTATTTTTTTGAACTACTTCTTTTATATTATCATATTCTCTAATTATGTATTGATAGAGTGAGCTAATATACATAATTAGATATTCGGCATCATCTGATGATATTTCTCCTAGTTCTGAATACCAATCACCTGAATCGAGTATGGTTTTAAATTTCTCACGTAACCTAATAGCTATGTTCGAGCCTCCTTGATTATTTTTATCTATTTTTTGCTGTAGTCTATCGGAAAATTCTTTCTTTTCTTCGTCATTTAATCCCTCGTAAATGTCTCTTAATAGCTTTACCTGAGCATTTATTTCTTTTCTATCGGCTCCGGTAAAGCTCCTAGCTATTTTACTAAAAATGCCTTCATTAACATTACTATCGATAAAATCATTAAAACTTTTTATTCTTTTCATCTAAAATAATTATAAAGTGTATTCCCTATAAACCTCTAGCATTGCGGGTACAATAGGGTGTCTATGGTTTTTCTTAAGAGTTATCACATTAACCCCTTCAACTCTTGCAGCAAGGGTATTCATAAAGTCAAGCCCGGAGTCTTTTTTATTTTTTAAATCTATTTGAGATGTGTCTCCACATATTATCATTTTAGAACCAATTCCAAGTCTTCCTAGTACCATTTCCATTTGGCTCATTGTTACGTTTTGAGCTTCATCTACAATCACACAAGAATTAACTAGAGTTCTACCTCTCATGAAGGGGAAAGGTAAAATTTCTATAATTCCTTCACTAAGTAATTTTTCAATTTTAGTTTTGTCATAGACCATTTCTAAATTAGCGTAGATAGGAGCTAACCATGGATCCATTTTTTCTTTTAAATCCCCTGGAAGAAATCCTATATCCTCTTTTGCTACTGTGGGTCTAGTAATAACTAGCTTTTCAATCTCCCTATTAAATAGCATATCTAGAGCTATTTGCACTGCTAGAAGCGTTTTACCTGATCCAGCTGCTCCTTTAAGAACACTAACTGGATTGGCCAAAATAATAGCTTTAGCTTCTTTTTGCTCTTCGTTTAGATTAATTTTAAATTTAATAGGATTTTTAGGTTTCCTTTTTTGAGTCCAATTGCTTCCTGTAGTCATAGATTTTTTATTTTTTTTAAGAAACATATTCTATGTTTCTTTCTTTAATGATTGTCCTGTCTTTTTCTATTGTAAGTAATACAGGATATATATCAAAAAAAGGAAAATCAAATGGCAATCACAATTACTGAAATTCTTGGAACCGATTCAATTTCAGGTTCTAGATTAACTATCAATGCTAACTTTTTGTTGCTTGAGAATGCTTATAATGATTTAGAAAACACATTTAATATAAACGTGTTGACTGGATCACTTGACGTATCTAGCGCAACAAATGGGCAAATTAAAGCAAAATCATTACTGGCTAACAGCTTAGTTATGCCTGCTTCTGGTTCACCTACTATACAACTATATGGAACAGGAGCTAGTGGAGGTTACATTATAGCTTCTAGCACAGTTGTAGGAGCTACTGGTATATTCTCTAATGTTCTACAATCAAACACTTTATCTGCTTCAGGAACAGCTACATTTGGAGCTACTGCAACATTTAATAGTGTGCTAAATGTGGAAGGAAGAATGAGTATCGGAGCGTCCGGTAATTTTGTTAACACTAACAGAAAAGCCACCGTGGGTTCTTCTACTGCTTTTCCTAATACACCAGGAGCAGGTGTTACTGGAACTTACTCAACCCCTTACCAATTAACTTTAACGGAAAATGTTATTTATATACAATCAAATTATGTTTCGAGTGCGTCAGCTGATGCTGGATTTACTACAGGTTTTTTCTTTTACGCTACAACAGGCGCTGGAGCAACTGCTTCTGATATTCCTGCAGGTTATACTGTAACATTAGTCGACACAGCAACTTCCGCAGGAAAAATTGCTACTGGAGTTACTGGGGGTACTTCTCCTTATTATACTGGATTTTCAACTGGTGGAAGTGAAGGTGATTACACGGATCCTTTTATACAAACATCGGGAAATCCTTATAAAACATCATTAACTATTATGTGGGAGCCAAGAATAGGTCAATCAGGAGCTTCACAAAAAGGATCTTGGGTGGTTGTTAACTCTACATCTGGATTTACATTCTAATTAAGAAAAATAATCAATGGCAAAAACACCTTATATAAGACCGATAGCAGTTCAGGGGGGTACATTTTATACCTTCTCTTCTGCTGCAGAAGATCTCACATTAACATTTAATAATTCATTAAAGAAATTTAGTTTTTCTAAGTATGCTCTTTTGAAGATTCCTGAAATGGGATCTCCGACATATAAAGAAAACACTTTGCAATTTAATGCCATTGATACAACTTTTCTTGATGCAGCTTCTGGTAATTTCGTGTTAACAAACCCTAATAATCTTAGTCCTTCTCCTGAAATTTCATTTCAGAATTATTGTTTAAATTTAGAATCTACTGTTATCTCGGATCCTAATTACAATGCAGAATTAAAAAGAAACGTTTCTGAAAGAATTTTTTGGAAATGGATAAAAGAATTAGGGGGTGTTAGATACAGATCAGCAAATACAAATGAGGTAGTAGCTTCTTTAAACCAGACTACAACCACAACGGTTAATGGGTTTCCTTACTCAGATAAAAGATGGGTAGAAGAAGACACATTATTAACTGGCAATGGTACACCAACTCCTAGATATGAAAGAATAGTACAATATATTGGTGATATTGATGTGGTAAACTCTGTACAAAATACGGATAATGCTTATTCGGAGGTTTATATTCATGTGCCAACAGGAGACGGAGGAACACCATATGTTCTATTTAAAACTGTTGCTGATGAGAATTATTATCCCGATAGAACATTTACACATTTACCTCCAGATCCTTTAGACACTGAATATCTTCAAGGAAGAGATTCGGCTTCAGGTTTATATGGCCCTAACGGATTACCTAAATTGGCTATATTCGATCAAGACGTTTTAGGAGAACCTGGTGTCACTGGAATATCTGCAACTGGTACATTTTTAAGTAATTGGTATTCACCTAGAGATGAGGCTAATTCTTATTTTACTGATCCTAGTTTCTTTGACAATAGCAATTATACATTGGAAAAATATGTATCTACTGCACCTGCTGGATATAGTGTAAATTATAAAAGAAGTAACCTAGATGGAGTACAAATTGATTTTGAACCATCGTCTTATAAAGCCATTCAAAATTATGTAGGGATTTCTACAATAGAAGAATGGAACGGAACTCCCACTACAACTTCTTTTGAATTTAATGCAGTTCTTGTTTATTATGATGTTTACGATCCTAATAACCCAACAGATTCAGAAACAAATCTTTATGGTATTTTATTCTTAAATGATCCTGAGCCTGTTTCTATTAATGCAGCTAAATTCCCCAATTTCAAGAAATTTAAGCCGGATCCTATTACTAAATTAAATGGTAATTCTTACGGATTCAAAATAAATCTTAAGTTTGATACTGATGTGGAAAGCACAGGAGTAGAGCAAGCAATAAACGATTATTCTTCATTCTCGCTTTCTATCTTTATGGATGCAGCTACTGTTTTACAGGATGCAGCTAAGAATCTTAATGATAGAACATTAGAGATAATGGGAATGCAGGATCAAATTACTGCATTGACAGATCTTATTATTAATACAGACGATAGCACAGATATAAAATTAAGATTAGATACAGTTGAAAAATCATTACAAGCAAATCAAGCTCTTTTTGATAACACTCAAGATATCTTAAGTTTAATTGAAAGAAATAGCGATACTATACAAAATATATTACAGAATCAGACATCTATAAATATGACTTATAACCTTGACCTTCTAAAAGATGGTGATGGTACTTTTGTTGATAGATCAACTCCTAATATATTAAAAGTTGATGTTACACAGCAAGATTATAATATAGGAACTAATTCTTTATTTACTATTAATCCTGTTGCTGGTAACACAGTATCACTTCAACTTTACACTAATTACCTTAAGCATAAAAATAATGGATTATCTATAACAGCAAATAATGATATTGTTATTAAGATAGATGATACCACAAACAAATGGCAAAAGGGACAAGTTCTAAGATTAGTAATAGGTGATGATATAGATTTGGGTGTTTATTCATTGGTTATTTTAACTGATGCTTTAGGGGAATATCCAAAAGGAACTCCTTCAGGAGTACCTTATTCTAGTGTAGTTGCAGGATTTATAAATATTCAATTTCAAAATGCTTCTTACAAACCTATCTTTGATATTGTTTGTGTAGATGATAAAAATCTAATATTTGAAGTGGACCAAATAAAATAAGATAAAATGTCAAACACAAAAAATTCATTCTCTTCTTTAATAGCTCAATTTTTAAGGCTTCAAAAGAATTCTTTAGAAATCATAAATAAATTGAATGATGTTGCGACATCATCTAAAGATTCTGTTCAAATTGAATTTTTAATGGACGATAACACTTCAGAGAATATTCAAATACCTTCTTATGGATTTTTAAAATCTGAGATTAATAGAATTGATAAAAATGTATTAGCACTTTCTGGGTTAGAAGACACTACAGCAAATATTAGAAAATCTGATGGCACTGTTTCTAAGATATATCAGGCTAATATATTAAAGGATCCTTTATCACCAGGAAGTCTTCAAGTACCTGGTACATTTCAAGCTAGAAATAATTGGTTTTTTGAATCATTTTTAAATCCGCTTCTTTATGTTTCTATTGATGTAGAGAATCAGATCCCAGTAAATTCTGAAAATGTTTACGTAAAAAGAATTATAGCTAACACTCAAACTGATGTGCAAAAAGCATATTTCGATGCTAATTTAAAAGGAAGAAATGATATTACTGATTCTGATTTTATTGATTCATTAAAAAGCCAGGGAATTCAATATTTTACTGATGAGCAAATAAATGAATTAGAATTAAGAACAATAAGATATATTGGATCTTTTGGAGTACTTAGAATTTATGATGAAGAAACTCAGGTAACAGAAAATGGTATCACATCAACTAATACTGTTAGAAAATATAAGTTAACCACATTAAGATATACAGATACTTTAGCAACATCAACAGATTCTAGAACCCTAACAAAAGGTGACACTTTAATGACATCTGGGGGAACTAAATATGAAATAACATCAATTGACACTACTAATCAAACATTATCTCTAAAAAGATTATTTGGATTTGAAGCAATAAAAATAGGAGATAATGCTCTTACAATTTATTCTAATGTTTTATCTGATAGAATGGTAGATGTTAATGTGGGATTTGATGAAAGACAAGCTATTTTTATTAAATCTATTGATGGCGATTTTAATGTTGCATCTAGTAAATATAGTCCTGGTGTTTGTTTCTTGTCTAATGAATTACAAATAAACACATCCGATGGTGTTAAGACATTATCCGAATTCTATTCTTCACAAGTTTCGGATTTTAGTAAGATCTTTATTTCTTCTGCTAAAGAGAATGTTATTCCTGCAGTTTATGGACAAACCCCTTCTGCTCCTGTAGTTTCTCCTGGAAACTTTAAGGTAGTTAAAGTGAATTCACAGATAACAGATTCTAAAGAAAATGTAGATTTTAAAGATAAGATTAAAATTAAAACATCTTTAAAAAATGAAATAGGTTCAATAGACAGAGCAATAGATCAGACAAGAAAACAACTTTCTGAACTAACTACAACTTCTAAAGGGAAAACACCTACTGCTGAATACAAGAAATTAAACGATAAGATCACTTCATTAGGCAAAGATAAACAAATCAGAACAGATTTATTAGCTACTACAATTACCGAAGTTAATAATCTAACTATTGCAGCACCTGAATTAACGGAGGCTCCTAAATATAGAGTCAGAGGATTTTGGCCTATACCTGAGCCAATTATTGATTCTAAAACGGGAGAACAGAATATTGTTCAATTTAATGTGAGATACAGATACCTTTCATTAACAGGAAATTCTAATGGTACAACTCAGATTGATTATGTAGACAATAATGGGGTACAAAAGACTGGACAATTTACAAATTGGACACAGTTTACAAGCGATTTAAGAAAGAAAGTATATGATTCTAATACTGGAACATATGTTTGGCAAATTGAAGATGTTAGTGATGCTAATACGGTAAATATAAATCAATTAGATATTGCTATAACCAAAGGAGAAAAGGTTGAAATACAAGTTCAATCTATATCTGAAGCTGGTTGGCCCACTAATCCTTTGACTTCTGATTGGTCAACTTCTGCTATAGTAGAATTCCCTGCTAATTTGGTTGTGTCAATAGACAACGGTGCTTTTATAGCACAAAATAGTATGGATCAGGCTGTAGTTAAAGTACAGGAGGATTTACAAGCTAAAGGATTAGACCAACATTTATCTACACAGTTTACATCTGGTGATAAATTTTATGCTCATAATTCATCTGCTATTGCATCAGGATTCTTTGATGGAGCAGGAAAAGCATTAGATTTATTTCAGAAGTTAACTCAAATTGATAATGAATTACAATCATTAAGAGCATTAGTAGCTAAAGCAAAAGGCACTTTAGGTGTTTATATAAGAAGCGGTGGTACCTCTAATAAGATTAATCCTGGTAGTACAGTTAATTTATTTGCTGGATATTATGATCAATTAATAGATCTTTCAAATCCAGGTAATAAAGGTAAAATAGCATCTGTGATTTATTACTTAGAATTAAGAAATGAAGCTGCTACGCCTTTAGAACTTTCTTCTTTAATACCTGGAGGACAAGGAGTTAAAGCACCTATCACAATAAGCGGACAGAACGATTATAACAATAACAGAAAATACGGAGAAACGCCAATTCAATTATCGGGTATTAACTCTGCTAATGTTGATGTTAATACACCGGGAGCATTTATACAAGCATCAGGATATCAAAGTGGTAATGCCTATTCACAATTTGTTTACACTAGGTATAAGAGTGTGGGATTAGGCGAGAATCTTTATTTTATTCCACCTACGGGTTTAATATGGAATAGTACTCAAGGTACTGCTGATGGCGCATCACAATTACCTATAAATAATGATGGTATACTTATGCCTTTTGAGCAACCAGGAGCTCCTACAGGAGCTGGTGCTAATGCTAATATTTGGAGCGGAACTTATACTTCAGCTTTACCTGATGGAAATGGTAGTCTAAATGAATTCTGTGTACATATATCGCATCCAGATATCAATGATGCATCTTCCAGTTCTTTTTCTAATTTAGAAAGACCATTAGTAATTGGATCTGGAACTATGGCTTATCCTGCATTCAGACATGCTTTAGGATTTGAGACTGACACTAATATAACATCTTCTTTATCAACAAGTTTACAAACACTTTCTACTCAACAATTAGAATACTATCCAGCTAATTCGGCATCAGCATTTGGTATTGACGATAATGCTTATCCTAATAAATTAGGATTTATAGATTCTGATGAGTTCTTATGTGGTAAGTACTCTTGCGGATCTTATTTATTTATAGCACCAACCTCACACACTGCAATACAAATAGAAGGATCAACACAGTTAGCTAAAAAGACATTAGAGTTTGGACAAGAAAACGCAATAACAGTTCCTTTAATTTTTCAAATGAGAGCTCAAGATAAATTAGGATTTATTGGAGGATGGAGAAATGCTGGTAACCTTAAAAATATCACATACAGTAAAAAAATAGGAATAGATATACAAGTAAGAAACGAGGATTTATTTTCTCTTGACGTTCTTGTAACCGGAAGCTATACTAAAACTTCGTTAGTTTCTCCAGCTTATTCACAAAGTAATCAAACTATTTAATAAGTGGCTAGAAAAATAATAAAACAGACCTCATCTTTTGGGGTACTTAGAGCAAATCCTAGAATATCTGGTAATGTTAAAATAACCGTGGATTCTAGTAAAGGGATCTGGCTTAATTCGATAGATTCTAATTCGGAAATGTCTAATAGTGCTTATAAAGGATTTAGTATATCACCGGATTCATCATTTGATAAGGATTTATATAGATTTTTTGACGAGGGGAAGACTCCACCGCAATTTGTTTTTGGACTTATTGGAGAAGAAGAACCTGTACAAAATCAAACAAATGATCTATCAAGTGTATACAATTTCTTTTATAGCTCAGGTGTATCACCTTTAGCTTCTGATAGATATTCGGAAGATTTCACTTATCTTGCACCTTTATGGATAGGTGAGGATATTCCTGATCATTTTGTTATATTCAAAGTGAATGATCCTATAGATTATTCTTATAAGATACCAGTTACATCTTTAGTAGTGGGAAAATTATATAAAGTATTACAAGACACAACAGTAGATGCTACTGCTCCTGGTTACTTACCTTATAAAATATCAAGTAATACTGTTACATATACGGACGGAAATGTTTTTACTGCTGCATCTACATTATTTAATGTTACACAAGGAAGCGGAACAGTGATATTATTAGATTCTTCTTATAATATAAGCTCCGTAGAGGACACAGAAAACCATTTCTATGATAAGATCTTACCTAAGGCTACAATAGTGTCTACGTTCGATCTCACTGAAGATTCTGATATTGGTAAATATTTAAGAAAAATAAAAACAACTCCAGGATATACGGAGAATTTAATAGACGCAAGATTTGAAGATAATCAATTAACTACATTTAATGGGGTTAATTATAATGTTGGTATATTCGATAAAAAAGGTGATTATCTTTTTGATTATTATGAAAATGCAGAAACACAAATAGGATTTGAGGATTTTATAACTAATGGATTTAGAAATAATGGAATTCTTAGTTATAAACTATTAAATATGGAATTCCTATTTAATGATACAGACTCGGAAAATTACACCATAAATAGATATTTTGGTCTTTATGTTAATGCTCCAGAGTTAGCTAAATTTAAACTTGATGGGGATTCACTATTTAAAAGTCTTGGATCTTCAGGAAATACACCAATCCCAGATAGAAATGATAAGGGATATTATAGCCAAGAAAATAGTTATTTCCAATACAACGACAATGGTGTTAGAATTTATATAGATCCCAATTATATCACTGGTGTTCTTCCAAATTCTGATGATGTAAACATTTTAGAGCAAACCAAATTATTTTGGATAAAAGATAAGAATGGAAATTTTCATTCATTAAAGAGAGAAATAGATTATGGAATAACTTCTCCGACTTCTTCTTATACAACTTATGGATTAGGTCCAACAGAGAATGAATTAGTTATACAAGATGTTTCTTTAGATCTTAGTTTACTTACTGGTAAAGATGATTCAACAAAGAAACAATATAAAGCAGTAAGCACGGGGGAAAAAGGAAGAGGATATTCAGTAATAAGAATTGGCGGAACGTTAACAAACAACAATGAAAATTGTTTCTTATTTTATAATCCATTAGGAGCTTATGGAGTTCCTGGTTCTAAATATGATATACTTAGAGCTTCTGATATGTCATCGATTGTAGATGAATGGGGTCCTGGAAGTTTTTATTCTCAAGATAGCACATACTATTATCATGCAGGAGGAACAAAAGAAGATATAGCAAAAGCATTATCGGGATTATTAAACAGTTTTAATTATAATTCATTTGAAGCATTTGAATCTGGTGATGAATTAGTAATAAGAACTAAAGCAACAGGTACACAGGAAAATAATAAATATTATCTTGACTTCTTTTTAAATCTGTCAACTAATCAAAGAATGCCAGATTCACAAAGAGGTATCGTTTTTATAAACGAGAAAGATGCCTGTGATATAAACCAAAAGCAATCTTTTGTTGGAGGATCTAATTATTCTAATACTAGAATAAAAGTTAAAATAGAAGATGCAAATAAAATAGAAGTTGGTAAAACTTTTATTGACACAGTAAAAAATACATCAACCGATTCTTTTAGCGGATTATCAACATATTCTAATAAGTCTTCATCTGTAGTTATAGGTAAGTATAGGTTCATTGATCAATATTCTAAAGATGAAAAAGGAGAGATTATAGGAATTAAAGACTTTGAAACTCATGCAACTTTAGAGATTAAGAATTTCACAGAAACTGTAGCCATTGGCTCATCTGGAGATATCTCTGCATTTAATACATACGATATACCTTTAGGAGTATTCTCATTCTACGGTCTAAGAGAGATTGATATGGATTTTTGGTCAAGTCAATATGGCTATACACCCACTGAGGAATATTATAAATACTTAGATGTTCAGCCTTCTGGAGTTACTAAAATAATTCCAGGTAAAACATATTTTGTATCTAATGGAGCAGAAATAACATACGGGGCTTCATCTATAAATGGTCCTGATTTCTTTGAAGGTATTGCAGGAAATGAAGAATATACTCTGGTTACTTCCTCTACAGGAGCAGAGTCTAATGTTTTTCCTACATTATCATCAAGAGGTCTTATAACATCAGGAATAACGGGAAGTAATTTTGATTATACTTTCTATCCAGACCTAGATGCTTTCCCTGGATTTTATGGGATACAATCTCTACAATTTATTAATAATACTAATGGTATTGATACTAAATATGATGTATTAAATTTTGGTAAATTAGACTCTGAATATGATTACACTCAAGATAATTATAATCCTGAATTTGCTTTAAAAAGTAGGGTAAGTCCTTATATAACAAAATGGGTTTATAACGGAGGAACAGATATTAGAGGAAATGGATACAGACTAAATTCAAATATTGCTTTTAGTCCTCTAAATTTCTCACCAAGCTTTTTTAAAAGATCGCAAGATCCACAATACTTTACCCACGAATGGTATCATCTACAGAAACCCCCTTATTCTATACCAGAATCAAATCTTCATATTGATAAAAATTATTTAGCAGAAGAAATAGATGAGACTTTATTGACTGATACCAATCCCTCTTTAAGAGATTATTTCTTAGATTATTTCTCAATTGAAGGTGAGGATCTTAATCCTTATTACCCTACAAGTTCAACAATTGATAAAATAGATTTAACGGAAAGATTCTCACTGTTCAATTTCAATTCAGGAAATGGATTTTCTGAAACATTATATAGAGGAGCTAAGGTAAGGATCAAGAGAACATTTACTGATTATGCACAGGGGGAATCTATAAAATATGTAGATGATGATACATTTTATGATGATTACAAATTCTCTTGTGTAATAGTTCCTATAAAAAATATAAGTGACGAGATACAGACACCGGTAAAAGTTAAAATTATTGAAAATAGAACTTTTAAAAATATCACTTTTGTTGTTGAGGTTCTTATTGAAGATGCTAGAGCATTAGATTTTGAAAATATTAGCCCGGAACTTCAATATTTGAATCTTGACTATTTCTTACTTTATTCTCTAAAAGATAAACTAGATAGCCAATATTATCCAGTAAGCTCACCACCTAGTTGGTTACCTAATAATGATATTGAATTACCAAAAATAGGAGATGTTAAACTTTCTTCTTCTTTGAATGTCTCAACCAATCCCAATTCACAAGGATTTTTCTCCATAGTTAATAGTTTTACAACAGGAGATTCTGGAACTATATATGTTGTACCAAATCCTAATTATGAATCAGATCTAAGAGAGGAAATTAATTTTACATATTTACCTAGTGTGGTACCTTCTGTAGCTGGCCCAAATTCTACTAGTCCTGGATCTTTCTACGGAATAGTAGGAAATTCAGGAGTAGGAGGTGGTTATACTTTACCTTTCCCTACGGGAGTTTCAGAAGATGCTGTTAAATTCACAGCTATTGATTCTAATTATGGATTTGATTTCAGTGAAATTGGTTTAGCAGGTCCTTTAGATATACCATCAACCGCTAATTACACTGCTATTTCGAATATACCAATTTATCAAAGAGAAGGAGGCAAATCATACTGGGGTAATATATTAGAAAAAATATCATTTGCTAATTTATCACTTTGGGTTAATACTGAATATCCATATATAGAATATAAGACTTATGTGTGGAACGAAACGACTAATACCACGGATATTTTAGATAATCAGTTTGTTTTAGAATTCATTAAACCTTCTACATTTGTTCAAAATTCTATTCTATTCCCTGAAGAAATAGAAGATAAACCTCAAGAGCTTTCTTTATTTAACGTGGGATATAATATAACAGAATTAGAGGGAGAAACAGAATTATACAGATATGGCGGAGGTTATATTCCTAGCTTTAGAGAGATTCTAAAATTTGAGAATGTAAAGTATGACATACCTTTATGGACTACGCCTTCTGCTTATACATTTACTGTTAAAGTTACCGATAAAATAGAGGGGACAGAACTATATGATTTAGGTGCTAATTTATGTTACGAAATAAACGGGAACACACAAGGGGAAATATCATTAATCAAAGGTGTCACTTATTTCTTTAATCTTAGCGATTCTAGTAATACTGGATATCATATATATTTTTCTCGAAATAATATTGGCAATTCTTATTCCACTGATGCTTTAACTCAAGGATATAGCTTAATTGGAACACCAGGAACTTCGGGATCTTATATAATGTTTAAGGTTCCTTATGACTTTTCTTCTGAAGTTTATTATGTTGCAGAGGGGGGAAAATATATGGGACATAAAATAAATGTAATAGATTCTATAGAATATTCATATTGTTCTTTTGGTCCAAGTAAGGATAATTTTGGAAACGTTAAAAACGTTAACTATTATAAATATGCAACCGATTGGATATTCAGAATAGGACAGAATTCTCCATATAATCCCACTTATAATTTAATAGGTGAAACACCAATAGATAAAAGAGATCTTTCTCTTTTTGAGAGCTCTTGGGACGCAGGATTTTATAGACAATACTCGGGTCCTACTGGATATGTGAGTTTGCCGGGAACTAAAAATATGAAAGAAGAAAAATCTTTCTTTGGTAGCAAAGTAATGCAAACCCCTGACACAATTAATTCACAAAAACAGATTGTTTATCCTAATTCACTTAAAGGCGTATTAGATCTTAATTATAACAATTATGCTAATTACGAAATACTTTGGGAAAACACACCAACAGAACTAAGAGGTGTTCTATTAGTTGATAGAATGTTAACAAGATTCTTCTTAGAAAATGGAGGTAAAGAATCTTTTAATAAATTTATAATTCCTGAATTTGGATTTGGTAGTTTGTCTGATGTGGATGATGATTTTATAGAATACATAAAATTAAATGTATTGCCTATTTTCCAATCTAAAGATAATGGATCTTATTTGAAAAAAACACCAGTTGCAGACACGCAGACATTAATTCCCGTTACTGGTGATCTTGCAGATTATCAAAAATTAATAAATGGCTATTACCCTTCACAAGAGATTAGATACACTAAAGTTAATGAATTAAAATACGAATTTAGAATACCAAAGGATCCTTCATTTAATTATTCTCTAGCATTTTCTATACAGATAGGGAAAATTTAATGAGGATCGAATTTTTGATATATATTGTAACTATAAATAGAGATGCCGCAGATTAACATATTAAACATTTTACAGGGAGACAATCAATCAACAATAGTTGACAAGATTAATTATAACTATGACCAAATACTTAGTGCTGGTGGTGGTCCGCAAGGACAACAAGGACTGATAGGTCCTACAGGATCTGTTGGTCCACAAGGACCACAAGGTGTTCAAGGAGTACAAGGTCCTTCAGGGACTAAATGGTTTGTTCAAGATAGCGCCCCAGCTATTAGTAATATAACAGGATCTAATCCATGGACATTTCCCACATTAGGAGATTATTGGTTAGACCCAGATTCTGCAAATCAAGAAGTTTATGTACTCTCTGCTACTGGATGGGTTGATACAGGATATGGATTAAATGCCGGAGAGTTATTTCAAAAAGTTACACCAATTGATATAGTTGGAGGTGCTACTGGCTCTGGTATATTAATATCAGGAACTGGAACTAGTGGTGCTACTGCTGCCACATTGGTACTTTCAGATGCTTCAATTAGTGATTATACACCAGGAGGATCAGCAATATATAATGTTAATTACGAAGGAGCTAAATTAAAAATAGCCACTAGAAATGATAGACTTAAGATATTAAGTTTTGGCAGAGCTGATCTTGATATTACAACAGGGGCAGGTGCTACTGGATACCTAAATAACCCTTCACTAGAATGGGATACATCAAGCCCAGTAGCTCCTAATTTTTATGATATCTCTTTAAGAAACCCAGGGGGATCTATAGGTATAATATCTTCAGCTACTGCAGCTTCGGGAGGAGTAAATATTCTTGCTAAGGGTGAAATAACAGCAACTAGTAGTGAGGATAACATAATGCTAAGAACCCCAATACCAAATAAAGGTACATTTATTAGTGCAGCTTCTAATGGTGGATTTCTAGAATTATCAAATCAATCATCAGGAAATCCTAGCAATAATACCAATGCTCCTTTATTTGCTAATGCAACAGGATTAGGTATTGGTTTAGGTACAGGTCAATTTAGACAATCAGGAGACGATTCAAGAAGATTAGGGGTATTTGGAAATACTAGTATATCTAAAACTCTTTCACTACATACTGGAGTTTTATTTACTGGTAATGCTTTATCTCCTCTAAATAACAATAAAGGTGTATTATTTGTAGAGGGACACAGTATGTTCGGGCACACAAATCCTACCGGGGATAATTCAGGAGGAATACAAACAACAGGTATGGCAGAGGCGAGTAATAGATTTCCTCAATTATTTGTCACATCTCCTAACTACGGACCAGGAGTACAAGTAAGAACAAAGGGAGCTTCTACATATGCACCAAGAACTATAATAGGTGACGGTGTATTTGATTTCACTTCTGCTGGTGGTGCAACATCATCTGCAGGTACTGGTCCTGACATCACACAAGAGTTTTACGCTAATAGTAGCCACTTATTTGGCGCTGGTCCATTAATAAGTTATCAGCATAAGATATCAACACCAACAAATACCACAGGTTTTGCTCCTGTATTTAGTATTACTACGTATACTAATTCAGGTGTTTATAGTGCTAATAATGTTGCATCAAGGACTTTAATTCAAACTAAAAATTCTAATAGGTTATTAGAAATAATGGCGAACGGTACAGGAGGAGGAAATAAGCTTAATCTAGTAGCTGGTACGTATCCATTACTAAGTGTAAATAGTGGTTCTGGAGCAACTGCAGGAGGAGTTTCTATAGGATCTTCTTCTAATACTTATTCTACTATATTATTACCCTTAACTGGATCAACTTTTATTGGAGGTAATGCTAATAATCACAGTTTACTTGTAACAGGAGTACAGACTATAGGTACTGATAGTCCTATATCAATGTTTAATAATAGTGCAAAAGGACAAAACCAACTAGTTGGTGGTAATTCTTTACTTAAGATTTCAAGAGAGCTATATTCAACAACAACATTATCAAAAGGATCGCCTTCTGCAGCTGGATACTCCGTTAATAATTATCCTAACGGATTAGAGATAACATCTTTTATACCTTTAACATCAAGCACAAGCCTGAATGCCAATAAATCAGTAGCTATTGCAGTTGGCGCAAAAACATTAATTAGTGGTACAGCCATTGCTAATACTACTGGATTCTTTGTAAGCGATTCTGGGGAAAATATAGCTGTTGGACAGGCTATAGATTATACTGCTGCTATAGGAGTTTCCGGAGCCGGTACAGATTATGCTATTAAGGCAAAAGGAAGTGTTGGAGTAACGGGAGGAAATGTTGAGGTAACAGGAAATGTTGGTGTGACGGGAAATGTTGGAGTAACAGGAAATGTTGGTATTGTAGGTGATACATCAGCAACGGGTGATCTTACTGTTACAAATGATGTAATTATTGGACCAAGTACAGGATCTTTAACATTAAATGCAAGTAGTAAGATAAAGAAAACGTGGACAGGATACGCATTTTTCTACTTTAATGAACCAGCCGATCCAATAATAGCTTATGACTTTGGTGATCCTTATACTACAGGAGCATTGCCTACTGGATTTGGTTATAATCAAGCTGGAGGTGCATCGAATGCGAATAGTGCAACAATTGTTTTAACACATCCTACTATAGATCCTTTAAAAACCACTGTACACGTAACTGGTAGATATGCAGGTTCCGGTTTTACCGATTCTTTATTTTGTTTCTTTACATCATCACCCCAAGTAACTACTACAAATATCTATATCCGGAGAATGATTAATTGGAATGATGGTAATAACGTTAAGCTAGGATTTAATTTTACTATTATAGAATACTATTAATATGAAGAAATGGTTTATTGAACAATATAATGATATACATGATAATCTTTCCGCAATAGAGAAAGAGATTGGATATCATTTAGAGAACAAAGAGAATCTTATCGGTCGCGAAGAGATTATCGAGTCTCTTAAAACCAAAGCTCAATTAGAGATTGAGCGATTAAATAAAACAAGAGAAGATGAAAGAAGAATCTTTAATTACTAAAATGCTTAAAAGAAAGGACATTGTGCTACTAGCAATAGTTGCTGCACTTTGTTTATTGCTATTTAGACAGTGCGACAGCAACTTATCACTTAAGTCACAGATCAAGATACAGAATATGAATTTAGATGCGTTAAAAGACACTGTACGCATTCAAGAAAATAAAGCTGGTGAAGCAACATATGTGAGAAAGACCCTATTGTCTTCCAAGGAAGATTTAGAAAAACTCAATAAAGGATTAGCTGAAGAATTAGATAAACAGAAGGGAAAAGTCATAGTGATTGAGAAGGTAATAACTGAGACTAAAGTTGATACACATTATGTAAATAATTATCTCACTAGTTATCAAAACGGTAATTATAGTTTAGATTGGAAATATGATTCTTTATTTTCTGTAAACAATTACAGAAAATTTTCAGGTAAGAGTTTCTTTATTGTAGACACAATTAATAATAGTGTTATTCCAGGAAAAACCAGAATAGACCAAGACGAAATGGGATTCTCATTTATCACTGGTCTTAGAGAGAAAGATAAAGCTCTTGAAATATTTGTAACCCCTAAATATCCAGGAATGAAAATCACAGATATCGAAGGTGCTGTTATAGATCCTTATAAGTCGGATGTGCTTAAGTCAATGTTTCCCAACAAAAAATGGTCAGTTGGACCTTATGTTGGAATTGGTGTGGGAGCAGGATATGGACTTAATGGCAAACCTATTGCTGGACCTGTATTCAATATAGGATTAGGTGTTCAGTATTCTTGGTTTAAATTTTAAGGAATATATACGACATGGCTTATACATCAACACAAAGGTTTGTTAAAATCACTGATTACTTATTATTAGAGTATAATTACACAACTGCACCAACTCCTGAAATATATTATGTTAATACTGGATTCCCTGCAATAGGATTTGAAAAAATAGTAAATGGGTATTTTGATAACACTGTACAGATATTAAATGATCCTAATGCAGAAGCCACAACAAACAATGTTAGGGATTTAAGTGTAGTCCAGATTGACAAAAATAGATTTGTTACATTAGATAAAGATTACTTAGTTCCTTATTTAGATACAGATCCTAAATTAACTTCAGTAAGTAATCTTCCTGTAGTGTTTCCTTCTAACATAGGAGTTTATTATGACTCTGTAAAATTCCATATTGTATCAGGATACAATTTTGATAATCTTGATGGTGTAATTTTGCAAGCTAAATATCAAGAAAGAACTGGGAAAAAAGCCACGGTAATGCAGATTTTGTTACAAAAATCTGATGTATTATTATCAGTTTTAAATCCTAATCCTATTTATTTAGGGGGTGCTTTATATGACAGATATGTAGAGGTTAAGATTCCTGCCTATGCTAATATGGTTTATGAGTTTGAAGTACTGAATGGAAATTCCACACAGTCAAGCACATTAGCTGCAAAGATATCTTCAGATGGAAAAGGATTCTTAAAAGATGCTCCTGTAGAGTTTACAATATTTGAAGTCACACAGACTGTTCTTAAAAATGGATATCAGAATTATATAGGTCAAACTAGATCACAGCTCAGTATATTTCCCAAAGATAATTTTAGTTCTTTAGCTGGGGTTATTCAGGAGAATCAATTTTATAATTATTTAGAATTCTATCCCACATGGGATGGTAATTTTTTAGAAGATTTCTTAACAGCAGAAGGAAAGGTGGGAAATACCTATTATGTTGTTAATGAGCTAGAGGTAAAAGAGCAAGTGGGTCTTTCTTATATAACTACATACAATTTTTCTAGCACACAAATAGACGATTTTAACTCTCCTTCTATATTTAGGCCAGTTTTAACTAATCCTTTATCCACATCTTTTGTTGTGAATTACACTATGAGATTGGTTAATAAAGGAAATCAGAATCAGATCATAAGAAGATCTACATTTTCTTCCTTTGATATAAACAAATACGGAAAAGAAAATAATGTAATAAATCTTACTACTGGTGCATATGCTCAGAAAGTTTATAATAAAATAATACAAGCACCTAATCTTATTTCTGGTGTGGGAGTTGCTCCTAATGTCACTCCATTAGAAAAGAAAATACCAGTATTTTATAAAGATAATAATATTTCAGTAACACAGGAAACTATAATTATAGATAAAGACGGTAATGTGATATCAGAAACATCAGGTCCAGACGTAACACAATTATACGGTCAAGGTAAAGCCAAGATTTTAATAGATCCTTTTGATAACTTCTATAAATTCACAGTGTATAATTTAAAAGATGCAACAACTCCAGAGATAATAGATCTTGGTAATTCTTTAACTTATTATATGGTATTTTTAGATTCTAGTGGTCAGAGTGTTAGGGTGGAAAATATAAAGAATAAAACATCAATATCTAATCCTTCACAGGGACAGGTTTCATTTAAGGTTGTTGGATCTAATTCTAAAAAAATTCTTGGATTTATTAGTAAAGAATTTTATATAGTTTCTAAGACCCCAGATGGCATAGAAACTAAGCTATATTCTGGATCTTGGCAAAATCAGTCTGAGTTTTTAGCAAGTACTAATACAATTCAAGTTGCTACTACAACTGGAGTTACTGGAGCTACTACAACCACAACTACAACTGTTTCTTCAACAGGAACAACAGGAACAACGGGAACTTCAACAACTACAGGAAATCAAATTAATTCTAAAGTACCAATTACTAAAGTTAACAAAGCTATAAAAGATTATGTTTTGGGAAGTAGCTCTATACTAAGTGTTAAACCCGCTACACAATTAAATTCTACAGGATCTGGAGTTTCTGTTGGAAAATCATCATTATCCATACAAAGTTCTTTACAATCGGTTAATATAAATATACCAGCTTTAGCTGATTCAATAGCAGGTAAAGAATCACTAATATTTGGAGCAACAGTGATTGTGTCTGATGTACAAAAAGTAGTTAATTATTATTTTACACCAGGATCCCCTGGAGCAACATTATTTAAAGGTATAAAACCTAGTCAATTCTTAACTGCAGCTTTACAGATTCACCCTAAATTAGCAAATGGAACTTTTGATCCCACATATGTCAAATATTGTAATGCTTTAGTATTTCCTGTTACTAATGATCCTGAAGCAGCTGCAAATAAAGGTAAGACAAAGAAATAATTAACAAATGATTTTAAATGCTAGACAGAATGGTTTCATCTTTAATTTTCCTAAGGGATTTGTAGTTGATAGTGTAATTGATAAGTATTCTAAATATGTTAAGAGAATGCCCATTCCTTATGACACAGTAAATGACTTTATAAATTCAACTATTCAGCAAGTTAATTTTCCCACACTCAGAACTATAGATACTGTGGAACAAATTAGACCTGGTGGTTTTAAACAAACTTATAAGAGTGCTACAACTCTACAAAATTTAATACAAAGAGATTTCACTGTCACTTTTAAGTTGGGCGAAGGATTTATAAACTATTGGATTTTGTATGAGAACATAATAAAGTTCTTGGATTTCCAAAATCCGGAACAATATCTACAGGACTTTAGATTATTATTACTTGATAATGAGGGAGTTGTTATGGCTAGCGTGCTTCTACAACAGCCGGTCTTCACTTCATTATCTGAAATACAATTGAACTACGCTTCAAGTACACCTCAATTTTCTACTTTCTCAATAGGATTTAAATGTAATTACGTGGATGTTAAACTTGAAATCGGATAAGAGAATAGTCGGTGTCGATTTTTCGTTGAACTCTCCTGGGTTTTGTATACTAACAAATGATAGCTGTAAATGGATAAGTCTTCATAGAACAACTAACATCATAGATAAGATGCTTAAAAAAGAGGGATCTCCTTTTAAAGTTCTCAATGATAATGGGAGTGTCTCAATAAATATTATTTCCAAGAAAGAATTTACTGGAGAATATCACGAGAAGGAAAGACAGAAGATTTTAAACGCTGTTTATTTTTCTGAAGTTGCTTTGGATCTTTTATCCCCATATCTCGACGAGAACACTATAGTGGGTATGGAAGGTTTATCTTTTGGATCTAATGGTAATTCACTTATAGATATTTCTATGACAACCGCTCTAATTAGAGCTGGTGTAGTTAAGAAAATAAATCCTGATAATTTCTATGTGATCTCTCCGACCACACTTAAGAAATTTGCAGTAAAAGGAAATGCTAAGAAAGATGAGCTTTACTGTAAGCTTATAGAAGACAGAATATCTGAGGACAGATTAAAACCACTTTTGAATGTTTTGAAGGAATATAAAGATTTATGGATCAAAGGAGCGGGTAAAGTTGAGAACCCTTGTTCTGATATAATTGATGCAACATGGATCTGTTTGTTTATTGAGGATAATTTAGAGAAACTTTTATCTGGTAGTAAGATATAAATACTAAATAATATAAATTAAAAAAAACTTGAATTATTATGGAAGAAAATTTTGACATCTTTAATCTTGACAATGAATCGTTTGTTAAGCAGGAAATTAAAACAAAGGACGATGATGAGTTTATTTATAAACCTTATCCCGAATTAGGAAAAGACGGAGTGTATAAATCTTTAATTAGATTCTTACCTAACATCACAAATCCTAAAAAATCTAAAATTCACCAATATTATGTTTGGTTGAAAGATCCAGTAGACGGAGCAAATCACAAAGCTATTTGTCCATCTACGGTAGGAAAAAAATCAATACTTAAAGATCTTTTTTGGAAGCTTAAAAATTCTGCTTCTGCTAAGGATCAGGATTTATCTAAATCATTCTCTAGAAAAGAAGATTTTTATTCTTTAATTCAAGTAGTTAAAGATGCAAATCGACCAGACTTGGAAGGTAAAATTATGATATTCAAATTCGGTAGAAAGGTTAACGATATGATCGAGCAACAAATCAAACCAGAATTCGGAAATCCTTCAAATCCTTATGACTTATTCGAAGGTAAAAACTTCGGTCTTCAAGTGAGAAAAGTTGGAGAATGGAACAACTATGATCTTTGTCAATTTGTAGGAGATAAAATGGCTTTAATTATTGATGGAGTATCAGTAGAAAGATCTGAAGAAGGTAGAGAGATGGTTACAAACTTTCTTAAGACTGGTCCTTTAGATATAGAAAAATATGATTATTCTGATTGGGACGATGAAGAGAATGAAAAAATCATGAGAATTATTAGAAACACAATTCCTGACGGAAGAATGGTTTCTGAGATTATCGGAACTAGTTCAGATTCTAAACCAGTAAGTACAACTGCTTCTGTAGATTCATTCTACGAAGATGCTAATAGCAGAACATCAACCCAAGAATCTAATGATACAGAGGATGAAGCTCCTGCTAAACCTGCTAAAGCACCAGCTAAAAAATCTGCACCATCTTTGGATGATCTTTATAACGATCTATAAATAATGGATTGTTATGGAAACAAAGGATATAAGTGTCCTATCAGTAGATAGGGTTAAAGGAATAGTTAATTCTGCTTTACTTAAGTTCTTTGGTAATGATCCTCAAAGATTAAAAATCTATCAAGGGGGCAACAGACTAAACTTCTGTTGCCCTTATTGTGGAGACTCCAAAGACGCTAAGAAAAAAAGAGGAAATCTTTATGTCGATACATTAACATATAAATGTTATAATGGTGGATGTGCGGTCTTCAAAAATCTAAATCAATTTACTAGAGATTTTGAAATCAACGGAATGCTTTCCACTGATGAAATTGCAGAGATAGCAGAGATATCTAGAAATTCGACTATAAGGAAAAAAATAAGAAATTCTTTAGATTACTTTTTTTCTGAAAATTACAAAGATATACTTGTTGGTAGAGAGGAATTTAAACATGCATTAAATCTTCTAGAAGTGAAAGGAACATACGGAGAGAAATGGTTAATCGAAAGAAATCATGTACCCGATAATAAATTCCTATGGGATCCTAAAAGAAGGAACTTATATCTCCTGAATCTATCCGGAGATGAAACAAAGATACTTGGTCTACAGATTAGGCCTATAGTAAAAAAGAATAGTGGAAGTAAATACTACACTTACAAGCTTAGTGGTATTTACAAAAATCTCCTAAAAGAAACAAACCCCGAAATTATATTAAAAGCCGAAGAAGTTGATCCAATATCTAGCGTTTTTGGATTCTCTACTGTGGATCTAGATTCAATGATAACAACTTTTGAAGGTCCTTTAGATGCTTGGCTTTGTCCTAATGCAATAGCATTATGTTCTATAAATAATCCTTTTCCTTTTGATGTAACAAACAAAAGATGGTTATTAGATAGCGATGAGGTTGGGAGACAAAAAGCCAGAGAATTTTTGGAAGCGGGCGAGGAAGTTTTTCTATGGGGAAAATTTATAAAAGAATGTGAATTACCAGAAAGGGATAAATGGGATTTAAACGATGTGGTTAATTATGTAAGATCCACAGGAAAGAAGATCAAAAGATTAGATAATTACTTTTCTGTTGATAAATGGGATATTATAGATATATGAAATATAAAAAGAACAACAACAAATTTAAGTTCCCTGTAGATATAAAAGGTGATTTAGATGTTCCCGATTTTGATATATCTGATAATTTTTCCACAGAGATAGTAAAGAATAAGATAGACTCGGAAGTTAAAGAGATATCAAAAAATAAGAAAAAGAAATGTCAGAGCAACAACCTAATGTAGAGAAGAAAGATTTCGATAAAGGATTTCAAATAGAAAGAGAAGAATGGACAGAAAAAATTAGAGAACTTTCTATTAGAATGAAAAATATTAGAGAACTTGCAGATGTGCAGGTAGATCTTTATTATAATAGACAGATATTATTAGAATACTCTGCTAAGTTGGGTCAGGTAATGAGCAAGCTTAATGCTAAATTTAGAAAAGATAAGTCTAATAGATTAAAATACTATTCTGAAATGTCTCAAGTAAAATATGGGGCTAATGAAAAAACCCCTTTAATAGAAGGGGATCTTTCTGAATTAAAAGAAAGAATGGATCTTGTTGATGGACAAATATCTTTCCTTAACGAGACTATGAAAACTGTCGATCACATGCTTTATGGTGTGAAATCAAGAATATCTTTAGAGGAATATTTAAGATCAGGAGCGGTTAAAAATAACTATTAATAATGTTAAAATTTGTAGTAAGTGAAGATAGAAATTGGTTAAGTCTTATAGATTACGAAGAGGAATTTGAAAGAAAACAGATTGATATATCTTTAACTAGAAAAATACATAATCATTATTTTCATCCATTAGTTAAGAAAAAACATTGGGACGGAGCAATATGCTTTGTTGATAAAAGGTTACCTATTTGGAGAGTGCCTTCTGGACTTTGGTCTGAGGTATACCAGATATGCGAAAAATATAAAATAGAGGTAGAAATAAACGGACTAGAAAGAATCATCGATAATTCTTTTACCTTAGAAAAATACACTGAATGGTGTAATAAATTCTTTAAGGGGGGTGTCGGAGGGGATCCTGAAAAAATGCCTAGGGATTACCAAATAGAAACAGCATGGAAGATTATAAAATTTAAACTTTCTGTTTCCGAGGTAGCAACAAGTTCTGGTAAGACCCTAATCGCTTTTATGGTAATGGCTTATCTTAAGGAGGTTTTAAAGGTGAAAAAATTCCTTATGGTAGTTCCTAACACCAATCTAGTTATACAAGGATCTGAAGATTTTGAAGAATATGGTCTAGAGAAATTAGAAGACTGCGAGATACAACAAATTCATGGATCTAATAAGAAAAAGATCTCTGGTGGATTAATGATAGGTACATATCAATCTTTAGTTAAAATGGATCCTGAATTTTTTGATGATGTGGAAGCTGTATTTGTAGATGAATGTCACCAAGCTCAAAGTGCATCTATTAAAAAGGTAGTTGCATTATGTAAAGACTCTAAATGGAGATTTGGGCTATCTGGAACATTAGCTAATAAAAATACTGCAGAGTATTTAACTATACAACAATTTCTTGGACCTTTAATTATGGAGATTTCTCCAAAGTTTTTATTTGATAACAAATATGCTACTCCTGTTTCTATTAAGATAGTTAAAATGGATTGGATGGACGAGGAAGTTAAAGAGAAGCTTGCTACATTAAAAGAAACTAAAAATGAGATGGAGGGTAACGAGCTTTTTAATCTAGAAAGAAAGCTTGTTGTTAATTCTGACAAGAGACTTAATTATATTATAAATTTTGTTCTTAAAACATCAAAGAATTCTCTTTTACTTTTTCAATCTGTTGGCGAGGGATATGGTAAAAGAATATATGACGGAATAAGAGAAGGGTCTAATGATAGAGAGGTTTATTATATAGACGGTGACACTGCTCCTGATAAAAGAGATATTTTCACTAAAAGAATGGAAGAAGGTATTAATAAAGTAATGGTTGCTTCTTTTGGCACTATGTCTACTGGTATATCTGTTAAAAATATACACAATATATTTCTTATTGAATCATATAAATCTGAAGTACTGATTAAGCAGAGTTTAGGTAGGGGGATGAGACTATTTGATGGTAAAGAGAAAGTTAATATTATAGACTTTGTTGATGACTTCTCTTTTGGTGGAAAAGACAACTATTTGCTTAAACATTCTAAGGAAAGAATTGAAATTTATAAAAAAGAGCAATTTGAATACAAGATATATGAGATCAAAATTTAGAATTCGGATATATAAAAGAAATAATTAAATCTCAATGAGAAACATCAAAGAATATAGAGATTTCTGTATTAATGAATCTGAAGAATTATTCTTTAGCAGACACTTAGGAAATGATGCTAAGACATATGGTGATAGGGCTAAAAATCATTATAACCTACCTGAAGATGCTAGTATATTACAAAAAACTCAAAGGTTCTTTGGGTACATCGAAGACAAGCTAAACAATATTGCACAAGCAGGACAAGATATAACAAGACAAAATAGAGCTGTTAGAGGCGGGGGTTTAAATACTGGATATGAAATGTTATTCGGTCTTCCGGCTATTGTACCAGGAGTACTTAAAAGAGTATTCGGACCTACTAAATATGAGATTTCTAAAAGAGTACCAGCTAAGGATGAAGATGTAGATGTTGAGTTCATGAGACACACAAATGAGGATTTTGCTAAAAATGAACTACCGAACATTAAAACTGAGCAACAATTAGAAGATAATATCACCGAGCTTTATCAAAAAGCTCAGGTTAATAAAGGACAGGTACCTGCTCTAGATGATATAGGAATGAATAGAGCTTACCTTTATTATACAAAACAAAAAAATCCTAATCAACCTATATTCCAACCAAATAACGCATAAAAAAATGAAAAAATTCTCTTTAGTAATAGAAAAGAAAAGACAAGACTTAAAAGAAGCAGAACTTGTAACTGAAAGAAATCAGTATTTAGATTTCTCTAAGAAGTACAATAAAGAACATGGTGTTTCTGGACCTTTTGATAAAAAATTCAAAGGTGATGAAAAATCACAGGAAGAGTACATGCAAGGTCTTTCAATGGCTTGGGACGAGTACAAGAAAAAGAAAGGTATTAAACTTAAATCTAATAGCAAAGACTTTGCTTTCAAAAAGAAAATGAATGAGTCTAAATCTTCTGATATGGCTAAGCAGATGATCGGTGATGGCGGAGATCCTAACTATCATTTTGTTACTATGTGTGACGATTACATGTTTGAGAAAGAAGATGCTATGATGAATTATAGTAAAGAGCCAATGTCTGCTCCTTTAAAGATCAAAACCACACCGGATTTTGGAATCTATACATTCGGTCCTTTTATGAATATAGAAGAATCAAAAATGTTTGCTGAAAGCATCGAATTAGATGAGATCAACGGACCAAGAATGGTAACTATACAAGACAGAAAAAATGGTGAAGTATTCTCTAAATTCTTATCATGTAAAATGCAACCAGTTTGGGACGAGCATATTGAAGAGCATGTAGGAAGCATGGAAGATGAAGAAGACGAAGAAGAGGAAGAAGATCCTAACATGGAATACACTTATGGTGATGAAGATGAAGGTACTGACGATGTAGTTTACGATGAGGATGAGGAGGAATAAAAATGATGAATCAATTACAAAGTCAAGCTCTATATCCAGTACTGCAACACTATACTGGTGAAAAGATAACTTCAATATCTGTTCTTGATGATCATAATCTTATTTTTAATACTTTCATTGGTGATGATGGTTTTGTTAATCAGAACACAGATGGAGATTGGGAAATAATAATAGAAAACAAAATTGTCTATACAATAGAGAAGGATGTTTTTGAGGTTCTTGTAAAACCAAGTAGAAAAAGTTCATTAGAGAATTACGTTGGTATTCTTAATGATCTTTTTAATGATAAAAAAATAAGCAATAGATCAAGGATATTGGTTTTTAATATCCTCCTATTTCTAGAAGAATATATAATAAACTCAGACTTTCTTCCAAAGAAGAATTTAAGAGTTGGTCCTTTTAGTATTTTTAATTACAAGGGGAATAAATTTGTTTACTGTTTAAATTAAAAAATGTCTGGAATAAAATATTTAGCCGATATCTACGAAAAAAAAGGAAAGGATTTTATAGAAAAACTTTTCAGCCAGGAACTTAGTGTTACTGAGAATCTTGATGGATCATCTTTTTCTTTCGAAAAAGATTTTACTGGTGACAATATTTCTTTTTATAAAAAAGATCAGGAAAATCCTATAACTAAAGTTGATAGGATATTAATGAGATACTACGATAAGCCTATAAATTATATAGATTCCCTTCCGGAGTCAGTAAAAGCTGAGATACCAAAAGGATGGAGATTTGGTATGGCTTATTTTCCTAATACAAAGCCAGTAAGAATTGAATATGAAAGACTTCCAAAAAATCATTTAATTCTAACACATATTCTTGTAAGGGACGAATTTGGCGAAACCACAAGAACTATACAGGAGAAAGACGAACTAGATGAATGGGCAGATAAGCTCGGAGTAGAAAAAGCACCTATTATTTTCCAAGGAAAATTAAACGACGATCAGAAAATGTCTATTATGGATTTTTTATCAACTCCATTAATGGATTTAAAAACACGTTTCAAGACTGAAAGTTTTTCTAAGTATCTAATATCTTTATTAAATCCAGAAATAATTAAGACCACTTTAGGTAAGGATTTACAAGGAGAGATAGACTCCTTGGTTTTTAGATTCGAGGAAGATGGTAAGGAAGATGTTGTTTTAGCTAAAATGGTTGATCCAGTTTTTTATGAAATAACAAGAGATAGAAAAGTTACAAGGTCTTCTTACTTCCCTAGCGACATTTATTCTCTTTGTCTAATAGATATTATGAATTTCATATTAGAAAGAGGTGTAGAGAGCTTTAGCGCAGAAGGAACTGAGCCTGAGGAGAGGTATATTAATTTTGTATTCTCCGTTTTTAAAACTTTTTCGTACGAAGAGGGAGAAAGATATATTGGTGCAGACTTTGATAAACCTGAGTATCTTAAATCTGAAAACTTTGACATTAATAAGGAACTAATAGTCGATAAAGATGTTGTTGAGTATTTAGATAAAGATGAAGTTTATTGTGATATCCTCCAAATGGTATTAAATTCATTTAGAAAATTCAAAAGAAAACCTCATGGGTTTTTCACTGAGGGTCTAATAGAACAATTCAATCTTCTTGTTGAAGAGATAGCTGATTATATAAATGCTAAAAGAAAAGATAGGATAGAAGAATCTTTAGGAGTTCCCACATTTGTTTGGTTTAAAAAAACAGGAAGTAGATTTAAAATCACTGACGATGAATCTTTAGAAGATGAAATAGATTTAGATTCTATTATAGAAAATACAGTATTTAATGAGTCTGATCTATTATCCGAATCATTAAATGATATCAATGAAAAAGATGACGAATCTATTGAAGAATTAAAAAAATCCGAAGATGACGCATCTGAGTTCTTTTCATTTAAAGATTTTAAAAAAGTGGTATCAACTCATAAAGAGAAAAAGAAAACAAAAATATTAAATGAGGAAAACCAAAAAGTTAATTTAATAATTGGTAAATTCCAGCCATTTAATAACGGACACCTTAAAATGTGTACAAGACTTAAAAAAGAAAATGACCTCCCCGTTTTTCTTTGTGTAGTTCATCCAGGAGGAGAAACTTCATCTAAAAAATACCCTTTTTCCGAAGAGGCTATTAAGAAGTCTATAGGATCTTTAACAGCAGAAAATGATAAATTATTTGCTGGTTATAAAATAGTTCCTACTGATCTTTTAGAAGATGCTATTAAATCTATTGCAGAGAATGTAAATCCTATATCAGTTTGTATAGGAGAGAAAGACTTCGAGAATATGGTTTTACAAAGAGACTGGGTTAGAAATAAATACGATCTTAATGGAAATGATATTGAAATATTTAAAACTCCATATTGGTCTAATAATGAAGAGATAAGATCGTATATACAAAATACAGATTTCCAGAAATTCAAAAATAAAGTACCTAAATCTATTGCTGTTCTTTTTAATGAGTTTGTAAAGGAAATTCAAGAATCTTCTAATGAAGATAATATATAATTAAAAAAAATGAAGAAGATATTAAGCTTTAAAGATTTTTCACTATACGAATATCAAAAATTTGACAACTCACTATACAATAAAATTAACGAAGCTACATTTACGGACGAGGTGGAGAAAAGAAAATATGATCCGGTAGCTTTCAAAAAAATGAGGGCTGCAGTTTTCTTTCTAAACGCACAATATCCTTTCTTTGGAGGTCTTTTGTCTAGATTAATCATTAGAGAAAATAGAGGTATAAAAACAATGTGTACTGATGGAGTAAGTATTCACTACAGCCCAGGATTTGTACATGAACATACTGATGATGAAATAATGTGGGTAATAGCCCATGAGGTTTTACATTGTGCTTTATTACATTTCCTAAGAATGCCAGGAAAGGATTCTAAAACAGTAAGTATATGGAATTATGCTACAGATTATGCTTTAAATCAGATGCTTACACCAGTCGATGAATCAAATCCAGGTAATCCTAAGCCTAGCGAAAAGAGAGGAGACTCTATAGGTAAAATGCCAAAGGGAGCATTATATCCTGGATGTGGAAGAGTTTCTTACGATAAAGAATTTGTTGGATTATCTGCTGATAGCATTTATGGTATTTTAATTAAAAATGGATTTCAACCAGATCCGGAAGATTCGCAAGCTGTTAATCCTCCACCACCTCCACCACCACCAGCTCCTCCACAGATACCTGTAGTCGGAGATATTATATTCGACCCAGCTAGTGGTAACTACGGTGTGGTAAATAGCGTAGATGAAGATAATGATTCAGTGGATTATGATCCTATACCAAAATCTAAGGTTCCTGAATATATTAGAAAAAAATACGAGCAAGACAATTTATAAAATCGTAATATGAAAACAACAATAACCGGAATAAGAATCCAAGAAATGGATCCACCTGCAGGAACGGGAGGAACAGGACCAACTCCGCCACCACCACCTATTGGAGATCCTGAAAACGTTGATAAATGGAAAGAAGATGAGGATGAGAAAAAAAGGGATCAAGATGGAAAACCAGAAGAAGAAGATGATGAGGATACTTTCGAAAGAGGCTTAACTGGAGGTGGAGGAACTTCTAATGTTGGGGGAGTATTACCAACAGGATCTCTAGGAGATCTTGGTGGAGATTCTGGATTAAATGGTGAAACATTAGGAGAAGAATGGGAGACATCATTAAAAAGATCAGAAAATGCTGGAAACGTACCTGCTTCTGTTAAAAGAGCATTAGATAAATTAAAAAGACCTGTTATTGATTGGAAATCTGAACTTGAGAAATATATTGATGATGCAGTATCAAAAACTAAATATAAATTACCTGCTAGAAGATTTATTGGAGGCGGTGATGCTCAATACGGATATAAAAGATATAAAGAGGACTTTGAGAACTTAGTGATTGCTATAGACACATCAGGATCTATAACTAGACCTATGATTGAGCAATTTCTTTCAGAGACAATGAAAATTACAGAGGATTACGCTCCACAAAAAACAGTAATACTTTATTGTGATACCCAAGTTTATGCCCCAGATATTTTAGAACCAGGAGATACTCCAGATTTTAATAAGATTGCTGGAGGTGGGGGAACTAATTTTTGGCCTCCTTTTAAATGGGTGGAAAAAAACATACTTGACGTGGGTGAAACCCCAACGGTATTTATATACTTCACTGATGGATTTGCAGAATTTCCTAAATCATCCGAATACGGAATAGATGGTTATGATGATAGATGTATTTGGGTATTCTTATCTTTTAATGGAGAGCCTTTTGGAAACGATCAACCTTTTGGTGAAAGAATAGATATCACACTGGCAAATAAAGAAGTGGAAACTATATAAAAATAGATATATAAGAAATAAAATAAGAAATATTAAGGATGAAAAAAATCTATAACTTTAAAGAATTCGTAAATGAATCTTACAATGTAGACGAAGGGGTATTATCTAATATCGGTAGCAAGATTTCACAATGGGCTAAACAGCTTATGACCGCAGTAAGAAATGGCATTATTAGAATGATCTCATCTGGTCCTAAAAAGGGATTACCTGCTTATGTGTTATTTAATTCAGATGAAGGATCTATCTCAGATCAAGTTGAAAAATTCTATCGCGGAACACCTTATTATGATATGAACAATATCAATAATCCTTCCGTAGCAAACGAGGCAGTGATTCCTTTGGAATGGGATAGAGAGGATGATGTACCTAATTCACTTCCCGAAGAAATAGAATCAGATATTAGAAGAAGTCTTAAAGCTTGTTTATCCATTGCAGATCAAATGGATGCCACAACTGATATGGACGAAAAAGCAAGATTACAAAGGGAATTAAGAAAAGTTAAACCATATTTTATTTATGGAGCACCTGGTATTGGTAAAACACAAATCATAGCTAAAATATGCGATGAGCTTGGGTTAAACCTATTGAATTGCGATGGATTAAGTGCAGAACCAGTAGACTTTGCTGGTGTACCTAAAGTGGTAGATATTGAAGCTCCATCAGCAGAAAATCCATTAGGTAGGGGGGTTACAAGATCTAACGTAAGTGCGGATATTTTACCATATGATAACGGAAAAGGTGGAAAAGGGGGTATCTTATTTATTGATGAATTCAACCGTATGCCTGTTGAAGTACAAAAGATATTCTTATTATTAGCTCAGCAAAGAAGACTTGGTGTTAATTATGACATGCCTAATAGATGGTATATCGTAGCAGCAGGAAATAGAAAAGTTGATGACCCTAAGGGTGGTATTGTTGAAATGGGATCTGCATTACAGGATAGATTTGAGATTGTCAATCTTATTACTAATCCAGCATCAATGAGAAAATATGTAGAGACTACTCCTGGATTATCTGATATATTCCTACCAGAACTTCTTGATTTCTTAGATTTTGATGCTAGTTGGTTCCACATGAATGATCCAACTGCTAAGAAATTAAAATACCCTACTCCTAGAGCTTGGGAAGATGCTTCTAGAGCAGTTAGAAGGGTTCTTCAAGAGTATGAACAAAAAGGAATATCAGAAGTGCCTCATAGCGTATTAGCAAGAGAATTTCAGAAGAACGTAGGTAGAGATGCTGCTGTAATGTTCTTAGATTTCTATAAGATAGCTCAGCAGATCCCAGTTAAAGAATTATCGCTTCCTTTTACTGATCCTGATAGAGCTCCTATTCCTAGTGAATACCAAGGAAAAACTAAAAAATCAGGTACTACTAATAGAACTGATTATGAGCACGCTTTATTCACTGCTGTAATTAGAAAAAGCACGGAATTACCAAAATTAACAAGCACTGAGTCTTGTAACTTTTCAAAATGGTTAAGAAGAGTTAATGCACCAGAGATGGGAGCAATGGCAATCACATCATTCTTCCAAAAACATCCTCATTTATTAGAAGATTATGCAACTATGGAATGTTTAGGACCATTAGCTGATCAATGGGGAGCAGAAATTGGAGTTCAATTTTAATAGATGAAAAAATTCAGTGAAATAATGGAAGGTCATACATCAAAGTATGACCTTTCTAATAGTAAGAGATTATTAGAAGAAGCCATGGAAAAAATAAACATGGTTAGAGAGGAGTTTTCTAAATTAGAAGATGCTGATGTGACTGAGTTAGAAGAGGGATGGAATCTAATAGATAGATACTACGGTAATTTAACCAAGGGACAAATATTCAAAAGAAGAAAGAAAGATCAATACATACCTAATACATCCGCTAAAATTCCGGAGAGAGGTTTTTAATTAAGATATATAGAATATGAAACACATTAAATTATTTGAAAATTTCTTAAATGAAGATGGATACGGAAGAGACTTCTTTGTAAAAAAGAAAGACGGTAAACTTTCTCAATATTTTTTTAAGATTGAGGGAGAAGAGGAGGATCTAGGATTTGTAATAAATCTTGGTAAACTATCTAGAAATATCACCATAGAATCTGCAGAGAATAGTTATGCTGTTCTTTCCGTAGAGCCTATCAGAGAATCTGTGATGGATGATTTTTTAGTGAAAGATTCGGATTTTAAATCAAGAGAAGATGATCAATTCACATTGACTAAATCTGAATATATGAGATTCTATAAGATTGTTGGTGAATGTATAAAAGATTACTTACAATCTAATCCTAAGGTTTCTATTATTTATGATGAGGTACCTTTAAATCTTGATATGGATTTTGAAGAGTATTCAGATAAAGTTAAATCTCTTATGGATGAATGGAGCTACGGTAAATGGAGCTCACAAGAGGGAGCAACAAAGAAAACATTAATTTATTCTAGAAGAGACCATGATTAATAATATTCTTTCATATGATGAATTTATATTAGAATCTAGGATACCTATAGCTTGGGCTAAGCCTTCAGTAACAACTACTAAGGTACTTTCATTCATAGGAGAGAAAGAAAAAGTAACCAAGAAAGAACTATTAGAATTCTTAGATAGTATACCAGAAGATGCTTCAGGTAAGAAACCCAGTATGTCTTGGGTTAGAAATCAGAAGAAATATATCAAGTATAAAATACAAGAAGAAGATGCTAACCACTTTGAATTGACCGCTTTAGGCAAGAGAGTTTTAAAATCTTTCAGGATTAATGAAACAAAATGAAATAATTAGGATACAATTATTAAAATAAACAATTATGGAAAATTACGAAAAAATTAAAGAATTAGTAGAAAGCATGCAAAAAGACATGGAAGCTTTCTATGTAAAAGGTAACAAATCAGCAGGAACACGAGTTCGTACTGCTTGCCAAGACCTTAAAAAATTGGCTCAAGATCTAAGAGTAAATGTACAAGAAACTAAGAACACTAAAGCTTAATTAAAATGGGATACTACATTTGTAAAGTTAGCTTTTTTAGTGGGGAAGTTTCTAAAAGTACAGGAAAAGCGAAAGCTTCTAGGTCTGAAATTTTAGTCGAAGCAGAAACAGTAACACATGCCGAAACTAGACTTCATGAACATTTAGCTGGAGACAATTCTACTGCTCATTTAGACTTTGAAGTTACTTCTGTTGCTCAATCTAAGATTGAGTCAGTGGTACATCTTAAAGGCTAAAAAACACTTTTAACTCCTGATGGATATATAATCTATCAGGGGTTTTTTGTATCCTCTGGTTTCAATAATTATATGAAGAAGAGAAAAACTACATCAGCAGAAACTAGCTCATATCTACCACCAGATTCACCAGTGAAGATACCGGTAGGAGATACGGGTTTTAATATGGTTAAGAAAAACTACAATAGGTTTATATGGACTTGGAATGAATATATAGACAAGAAACCTAAAATTACAAAAAGTTAATTATGCCAGCAGTTTCTAAGACACAGCAAAGATTAATGGGACAGGCTTACGGAGTCAGAAAATTTATGGATACTAACGGTAAAGATGGTATTGATCCCGATAGTATAAAATCTGCTTATAGACAAACTATTGTTGAGCTAGCAAGTAATATGAAGAAGAAATCTTTAAAGGATTTTGCTTCAACCAAACATAATAAATTACCAGAGGAAGTTGAAGAGGGAGAAATTCCTGCAATATATAATTATCTTAAACCTGAATCTAATAAACCAGGCAAAAAATCTAAATCTTCCAAGATGTCAAATCTTGCAGATTATAGAGAATTTATATCTAATAAAAAATAAAATATGGAAGAAGTAAACGAAGATTGTGGATGTGGTGGTACAACTGACAACATCAGAAGTTTTAATACTAATAGTACACCTAGATACTCTCAAGATCCTTTAGTTGGTAGAAGAGTTAGTCTAAGAGACGGTAGAAGTGGATTAGTTGATGATTCGATTAGAAACAATACAGGAGAAGTAATAGGATATGTAATTGAAGGCGATAGAGGTAACTACAGAGTCTTTAAAGATAAAATAGTTGGTCCAATGGAAGAAAGTGGAGGTGCAATGGCATCTTTATCTAGTACACCAGGAATGGGAGATGTGATTCCCCCTGGACCAGGAAGAACAGGATCTGGTGATCAATTCCCTTCATTAACTGTGGGAACACCTGCAGCTGGAAAGAAAAAGAAAAAGAAAGATTCTAATAAGAATCCTCTTGATTCATCTGTGATGGATTATAAAAGCTTTCTTACTAATTCAAAAAAGAATCAATAAGATGAATCATATACGATCATTTAGAAGTCTTTTTGAAGGAGTAAGTGCAGTAACAACTAATTGGTATATTGTAGATAACGAAGCTTCTTTTGATAAGATAAAAGGTAATGGATATATGCTTTTTAGCCAGGTAGGCATAATGACTATCGTTTATGTTAAACCTAAAGTAGAGGAAGAAGCTAGATTGGATTTTTATTTTGATAAAGCAAAATCACCAGATAAGAAAAGCATTTGTGTTTGTAAGATAATAGCTAATGACGGTAAAGTTAGGAGCTCTAAAAATTTTGATGATGTAACTACAGATAATGTTTGGGACATAACAGCTACGTTTTTTGATTATTGTGATTTAGAGAAGTCTGAAAAATCAATTAGAGATAAATTCATGATGGGATATTCTAAGACAATAAAGGATATCTTTAAAGGTGATACAGAAAGAATACCCGGATCATTTAAAACATATTTGAATTATATGAAAGAATGGGCAAAGAAATCTATAGAGGGTGTTTCTTTAGATAAGAATGAAGATAATTACGATTTCCGAGAGATGATTAAAGAATTTATTGCTTTCTTTAAAAAATCATAATTTTTCTTTCTGTCTCAATTGGATAAGATAATTTTCCCAGATTGATCCTCCTTCTTTTATACCAGGTTTAGCGCTCTTGTGTAACTTAGCTCTTTGTGACATTATATACGATGCTATAATAGCATCTTTTAATTCTATTTCTTTTTTATCCAACATTTCTTGTAATCTTCTTATTGATTTTAGAGCTTCGTCCCTATTTGCAAATCTTAATCCTTTAGGATAGCTTTGTCCTGAGTCGAAAGGTTTAATATCATTTAGATAAATCTGTTCGAATAATTTGAAGGTTAGAATTTTTTTCACTTATTATATATTCTAAAATGAAACCTCTTTCAATTATTATTATAAGATAAGAGTATGATAATCGATATAGAAAATACAGGAGGCGGTTTAACGGTCTCACATTACACCGAAGAAGGTGAAGTTAATATGTTAAAAATCCCAGTACCAAAGGCATTACAATTTGTTTGGCAAAAGACACAGGATTACGATAAAGCCAAAGATAAAGAATGGCTTTCTTGGGACGCAAAACCTATTAAGAAAGTTTCTTCCACAAAATTTGATAAGTATAGAGTAGTAGAAATATTAGAAGCTATAGATCCGGAGATAACTAAACCTTTATGGGATTATCAGACTCCGAAAAAATACTTTGTCGATATAGAGGTAGAGATCACAGATAATCGTGCAGATTCATTAGACACTGAGAATGCTAAGAATAGAGTGCTTTCAATAGGAATGGCTTCTTCTCACGGAAAGGTACTAGTGATTGGTCTACAAGATATGACACCCGAAAGGATTCTTAAAATTGAAAAAAGAATTAAAGAGCATTTTAAAGACCAGGAAGGAGATTGGACATTTAATTATAGGAAGTTTGAAAGTGAATTTGATATGATGTACACATTTCTTTCTAAGTTAGTTCCAAAAATGCCTTTAATTACTGGATGGAACTGGTTTGGGTATGACTGGCCTTATTTGATAAACAGAGCTAGGAGATTAGGTATAGATCCTAAAATTGCTTCACCGAGTGGAGTTCTTCTAGGAAAGAATCAAATACCTATGCATGTACTAATGGTTGACTATCTGGACATTTACAAAAAATGGGATAGGGTAGTTAAGATCAGAGAATCTAATTCTTTAGACTATGTGGCAACTCAAGCAATTGGTATTAAAAAAATTGCTTATAATGGAACATTAAAAGATTTATATGAATCTGATTTTGATACATTCATATTCTATAATGCTATTGACTGTGGTCTTGTTCATTATATTGATAGAAGACTCGATACTCTTTCTACATTCTTTAAAATAGCAGAAGTTAGTAGAGTGGAGATTAATAGAGCACTTTCTCCTGTATGGACTACAGAAGTACTTATGTTAAGAAAATTCTTAGAAAGAAAAAGAGTTATACTAAGTGAAAGAAAAGAAGAGAACCACGTAAAATTTGAAGGAGCCTATGTAAAGAAACCAGAGAGAGGAATTTATGAATGGATCGCTTGCTTTGACTTTGCTTCACTGTATCCTAATACTATGATGCAATGGGGAATTTCACCAGAGGTTTATATAGGAAAGAATCTAAAAGAAATACCAGAAGGAGCAATTAAGACATCATCAGGAGCAGTATTTTACAGCAAAGAAGGAAAGGAACCTATACTTAGAGAAATATTACAAGGATTATACTCGCAAAGGAAAGCAACTAAGAAGAAATATTTTGAATGTGAAAAAGAAATAGAAAAAATTAAAAAAGTAATAAAAACAAAACAATAAAAATAAATTATGGCAAATTCAGACAACACATGCGCAGATCTTCCAGTAGAAGATTTTCACACAGGAGCAAACGATACATTCGGTTTGATCTACGACAAACAAAAAGAATTACAAACTAGATACGGGTTTGATTTTAGCGATTGGACGCTAAAACAAATTGCAGATTTCTGGATGGTAAATAAACACGCAATGAGTGACGAACTAAATGAAATGTTTGACTCATTAGGAGGCGTTAAAGATGGTATTGGATCTGCAGCTTGGAAATACTGGAAAGGAGACAATAAGAAAGCAGCAGAGATGAAAATCTCAGATTTAACAGAATCCGACAAATTGGAATTATTTTATGAGTGGATTGATGGTTTACATTTCTTTATGAATTTTGCAATTTCTATGGGTATGACAAGTAAGGATATTATTAATCTTTATATGGCAAAAAATTCAGAAAATCACGACAGACAGCAAAGAGGTTATTAATATATAAAAGACAAAAAACATAAATGGAAAAGTTACTTACGCCGAATCCTAGAAGATTCTCATTATTCCCAGTACAAGAACCAGATATCTGGATGATGTACAAAACTGCAGAAGCTTCTTTCTGGACAGCAGAAGAGATTGATTTAGCACAAGATATTTCTCATTGGAGAGATAAGCTTAATGATAACGAAAGATATTTTATTAAGAACGTAATTGCTTTCTTTAATAACTCTGATGGGATAGTTAATGAAAATCTTGCAGCTAACTTTTTCAATCAAGTTCAGTATCCAGAAGCTAGATGCTTTTATGGATTTCAATTAGCTATTGAGAATATACACGGGGAGGTTTATTCACTTCTTATAGATTCTTACATATCTGATGAGGAAGAGAAAGAACATCTATTTAATGCTATTGATACTGTTCCTGCTGTTAAAAGAAAAGCAGATTGGGCAATGAAATGGATTGATAATGGAACATTCACTGAGAATATGATTGCATTTGCTGCTGTTGAAGGTATTTTCTTTTCTGGATCTTTCTGTTCTATATACTGGCTAAAGAAAAGAGGACTTATGCCAGGTCTTTGCTTTGCCAATGAATTAATCTCTAGAGACGAAGGTCTACATTGTGATTTTGCTTGTTTACTTTACACTAAACACATCGAAAATAAACTTCCAGAGGAAACAGTGAAAGCTATTATTAGTGAAGCTGTAGAGATCGAGAAGGAGTTTGTTACTTCATCTTTACCTGTTAGATTAATTGGTATGAACGCTGATCTTATGTGCGAGTATATTGAATTTGTAGCAGATAGGCTTTTAACATCTCTGGGATGTTCTAAAATCTATGATACTAAATGTCCTTTTGATTTTATGATAAATATTGCTTTAGAAAACAAAGGAAATTTCTTCGAGGGTAGAGTTGGCTCATATCAGAAATCAGGAGTTATGGACAGTACCAAAGATAATGGAAATACAGGAAAAGCTTTTACAATGGATGCGGATTTTTAATTTCCAATAACATAGTAATTATTGATATATAAGATCACATAAGAATTATAAAGTGTCGCAGAAATCTAGATCCGAATTTAAAGTAATATTTTCTCAAGGGAATACCCCAAATCAGAATGATTTTTGGGATTTCTTAGATAGTTATTGGAATTTTACCGATGATGGATATTTTACAGGGACAACAGGTCCTACAGGATCGACAGGTGCTACTGGATATGGATTACAAGGACTTACTGGACCTACGGGACCTACGGGAGCGAATTCAAATGTTGCTGGCCCTACAGGATCAACCGGTCCTACAGGATCAACAGGATCAACCGGACCTACAGGATCAGATTCAAATGTTACTGGACCTACTGGAGAAACCGGACCTACTGGAGAAACCGGACCTACAGGAGCAGATTCAAATGTTACCGGACCTACTGGTGAAACAGGACCAACTGGTGAAACTGGACCTACAGGAGAAACAGGACCTACTGGAGCAGATTCAAATGTTACCGGACCTACTGGTGAAACAGGACCTACAGGAGAAACCGGACCTACGGGAGAAACTGGACCTACGGGAGCAGATTCAAATGTTACCGGACCTACTGGTGAAACAGGAGCAACTGGTGAAACCGGACCTACTGGTGAAACCGGACCTACTGGTGAAACCGGACCTACTGGAGCAGATTCAAATGTTACTGGACCTACTGGAGAAACTGGACCTACTGGAGAAACTGGACCTACAGGAGCAGATTCTAATGTTACCGGACCTACTGGAGAAACGGGATCTACAGGTGAAACAGGACCTACTGGAGAAACTGGACCTACGGGAGAAACCGGACCTACGGGAGCAGATTCAAATGTTACCGGGCCTACAGGTGAAACTGGAGCAACTGGTGAAACTGGACCAACTGGTGAAACCGGACCTACCGGTGAAACAGGACCTACAGGAGAAACGGGACCTACTGGAGAAACGGGACCTACAGGTGAAACTGGACCTACTGGAGAAACGGGACCTACTGGAGAAACGGGACCTACAGGTGAAACTGGACCTACAGGTGAAACTGGACCTACTGGAGAAACGGGACCTACAGGTGAAACTGGAGCAACTGGTGAAACTGGACCTACTGGTGAAACTGGGCCTACCGGTGAAACCGGACCTACAGGAGCAGATTCTAATGTTACTGGACCTACTGGTGAAACAGGAGCAACTGGTGAAACAGGACCTACAGGTGAAACTGGACCTACTGGAGCAGATTCAAATGTTACCGGACCTACTGGAGAAACTGGACCTACTGGAGAAACGGGACCTACAGGTGAAACTGGACCTACAGGTGAAACTGGACCTACTGGAGAAACGGGACCTACAGGTGAAACTGGACCTACTGGAGAAACGGGACCTACTGGAGAAACAGGAACAACCGGACCTACTGGTGAAACAGGACCTACTGGTGAAACCGGACCTACAGGAGAAACAGGACCTACTGGTGAAACCGGACCTACTGGAGAAACGGGAACAACTGGACCTACAGGAGAAACTGGACCTACGGGAGAAACTGGACCTACGGGTGAAACCGGACCTACTGGACCTACTGGAGAAACGGGAACAACTGGACCTACAGGAGAAACTGGACCTACGGGAGAAACTGGACCTACGGGTGAAACCGGACCTACTGGACCTACAGGAGAAACGGGAACAACTGGACCTACAGGAGAAACTGGACCTACGGGAGAAACTGGACCTACGGGTGAAACCGGACCTACTGGACCTACAGGAGAAACTGGACCTACAGGTGAAACAGGACCTACAGGTGAAACAGGACCTACAGGAGCAGATTCAAATGTTACTGGGCCTACCGGTGAAACAGGACCTACAGGAGAAACTGGACCTACGGGAGAAACAGGACCTACTGGAGCAGATTCAAATGTTACTGGACCTACTGGTGAAACCGGACCTACTGGTGAAACCGGACCTACTGGTGAAACCGGACCTACTGGAGCAGATTCAAATGTTACCGGACCTACTGGTGAAACAGGAGCAACAGGAGCAACAGGAGCAGCAGGAGCAACTGGCGGAAGTAATATAGTTTATAGTTTTGGTTGTGGCTCAGTAACTCCAAGTAATTCAAGTACATATTATATAGGGGGTATTACAGATTTACCCCCAGGTTCATCTAATATAATTTCTAGACAAATACCATCTCAATTTACTGGACAAGTTACTGAAGTTTCTATTCTAAGATTTACACCTTCAGGTCCTTTAGGAACTTCCGAAAGTAGTACATTTAATATGGTAAATGTCACACAGAGTACATCATCTGTAATTTCTAATTCTGTTACGACAAATAGCGGTAATGGCATATGGGATAACTACATATTAGCTTCTCCCCTTTCTGTAACAGCGGGAGATTCATTACAGATCACATGGAATACCCCAGTATGGGTTACTCCTCCAACCACAGTAAGATTACTTGCACACGTAAAAATAACTTATTAATATGTACGATCACGTATACAGAATAACTGATTACCAAATAGAGGTAGATGGCGTAATGGAAAACCGTCAAAGAATTCAATATTGGAATAACGAGGAAGATTATCTGATAGAGGAATATTACGGAGCACCGGGGGAAATACGTTCAGGATACACCCAAATTCAATAAAAAAAGCGAAATAAATATTATTATTAGTGGAAACTAATGGGTTTATTTTTCTATAATTTTTTACATCAAATAAAATAAATAAAAATATAAAAATAATGGAAGTAACAAAAAGAGACGGAGCTAAAGAAAGAGTTAAGCTTGATAAAATTTTAAATCGTGTTAAGAAGCAATCTTATGGTTTAAATATGGATTATATTGAGCCAATGGAAATTGCAAAGAAAGTTATACATGGTTTATATGATGGTATTTCTTCAGTAGAACTTGATACTTTAGCAGCAGAAACAGCAGCTGCTTTAACTCCTACTCATCCTGACTATTCTATTTTAGCTTCCAGAATATGTGTTACTTCATTACATAAAAGAACTCCTAAAAGTTTTTCAAGTGTGATCGATCAGCTTTATAACTATGTTGATCCTAAAACTGGATTAAAAGCCCCAATGATTGCTGATGATGTCTATGATATTATTATGAAGAATTCTAAAGATATAGATTCTCAAATTATTGCTGATAGGGATTTAGATTATGATTATTTTGGATTTAAGACTTTAGAAAAATCATATCTTTTAAAGATTGACGGTTTACCAGCAGAAAGACCACAACAAATGTTAATGAGAGTTGCTATTGGTATACATAAAGAAGATTTAGCTTCTGCTTATAAAACATATGACTTAATGAGTCAAGGTTACTTCACACATGCTACACCTACTTTATTTAATGCAGGTACTAGAAGACCTCAGCTTTCTTCTTGTTTCTTAGTTTCAATGGATGGGGATTCAATTCAAGGCATTTATAAAACATTAGCAGACGTAGCTCAGATCTCTAAAAATGCGGGAGGTATTGGTTTACATATACATAATGTAAGAGGCACAGGAGCTTATATTAGAGGAACAAATGGTACTTCTAATGGAATTATCCCGATGTTAAAAGTATTTAATGAGACTGCAAGATACGTAGATCAAGGCGGAGGAAGAAGAAAAGGTTCCTTTGCTATTTATTTAGAGCCTTGGCATTGTGATGTTGAAGACTTCTTAAATCTTAGAAAAAATCACGGTAAAGAAGAAATGAGAGCTAGAGATCTTTTCTTAGCTTTATGGACTCCTGATTTATTTATGCAGAGAGTTAAAGAAGATGGCGAATGGACTTTGTTCTCTCCAGACGAAGCTCCTGGATTAGATGATGTTTATGGTGATGACTTTGTTAAGCTTTATACAAAATATGAAGAAGAAGGAAGAGGAAGAAAAACGATCAAAGCACAGGAGCTTTGGTATAAAATAATTGAAGCACAGATTGAAACAGGAACTCCTTATATGCTTTATAAGGATGCAGCTAATATCAAATCCAACCAGAAAAATTTAGGGACTATTAAATCTTCAAATCTTTGTACGGAGATTATGGAATATTCAGATTCTAAAGAAACTGCAGTTTGTAATTTAGCTTCTATTGCATTACCTAAATTTATTATTCCTGGTAAGAAACCTAAATATGATCTTATTGCTCTTAAGGATATAGCTTACACCGCTACAATCAATCTTAATAGGGTAATTGATGTTAACTATTATCCTACAAAAGAGACTAAGACTTCTAATATGAAGCACAGGCCAATTGGTATTGGTGTTCAAGGTCTAGCTGATACTTTTGCTATTCTAAAAATACCTTTTGAATCTGATGAAGCTAAAAATTTAGATAGAGATATTTTTGAAGCAATTTATTACGGAGCTATGTGTGCTTCAGTTGATCTTGCAGAAAAAGAAGGAGCGTATCAAACCTTCAAAGGATCACCACTATCTAAAGGATTATTCCAATTTGATCTATGGAATGAATCACCAAGTACAAGATGGGATTGGGAGGAATTAAGAGAAAGAGTTTTAACTCACGGAGCTAGAAACTCTTTATTGCTTGCACCTATGCCTACTGCTTCTACAAGTCAGATCTTAGGAAACAACGAATGCTTTGAACCATTCACTTCCAATATTTATATCAGAAAAACATTATCTGGTGAATTCCCAGTAGTTAATAAACATCTTGTTAAAGATCTAGTTAAACTTAATATGTGGGATGACAATCTTAGAGATAAGATCATAATCAATAATGGATCAGTTCAGGATATTGCAGAAATACCTGATGAGATTAAGATCATTTATAAAACTGCTTGGGAAATGAGTCAGAAGATCATTATAGATCATGCTGCAGCACGAGCACCTTTTATATGTCAAAGTCAAAGTATGAATTTGTTTGTTCAAGATGCCAACTTTGCCAAACTTTCTTCTGCTCATTTTTATGGGTGGGATAAAGGACTAAAGACTGGTAGTTATTATATAAGAACTAAAGCTGCTACTACAGCTATAAAAGGTCTAGGTATAGATCTTAGTAGAAACCAAGACATTCCTAAATCTGAAGATGATAACTACAGTGATTTATCTTGTAGTATAGACAACCCAGAAGATTGTGAAGCTTGTGGATCATAAGATATAAAAAAAATGAATAGACCTAAGAAGCTTAGCAATTTTAAAGAATTCGTAAAAGAATACGGAGATATAGATGGAAAAGAAGATACCAAAAAAACCCCATGTATAATTTTAGCAGGACCTCCGGGATGTGGTAAGGGAACACAAGCTAGAATTATAGCCAAAGGTATGAGATGGAAACACATTTCAACTGGGGATATATTAAGGGATTCTGATAATAAAGAGATCAAGAAGTTAATGAAAACTGGTAATCTTCTTCCTGATGAGATTGTAGGTAAAGAGCTTATAGATTATCTTAAAAAATTAACTAAACATAGCGATCCTAAGGGATATATTTTTGACGGATATCCTAGAAATCTTCAACAGAAGGCTATATTTGACGAGATTTGTAGAATTAATAATATCTCATTAGAATATGTTTTCTTTTTAAATGTCGCAGAGAAGATATTAAGGGAAAGAATAAAAGAAAGAAGTAAATCTTCGGGAAGATCTGATGATAAAAACGAGGAAGCATTCCAAATTAGAATGGATGAATATAATGAACAGACGTTACCTATGATAGAATCTATGAGAAAAGGAGGAGGATTTTTGGAAATATCAGGGGAAAATAAATTGGATGATATTACTAAGCTGATATTTAATAAAATTAATGAAATTTAATTGCAATTTTATTGTATAATAGTTAAATCTTAAAAATATGTCAAAATCAAAAACAGAAGAAATAGTTAAGGCAACTCCTACTATATGTCTTACTATGATCGTTAAGAATGAATCTAAAGTCATAAGGAAATGCATAGATTCAGTTAGAGATTATATTAGTTATTGGGTTATTGTTGATACTGGATCAACCGATGGAACTCAAGATCTTATTAAAGAAATAATGGCCGAATATGGTATTCCTGGAGAATTACACGAAAGACCATGGGTAGATTTTGGATATAATAGAACAGAAAATCTTAAACTTGCCAAAGACAAATCTGACTATAGACTTATTATAGATGCTGATGATGTGTTATTCGTAGAGAACGGAGAAAATCCATTTATTAACCTAACTGAAGACTTCTATAAGATTAAATTAAGATTGGGAAGTCTGGCATATTATAGAACACAAGTAATTAGAGGAGATCAAGATTGGAAATATATTGGTGTACTTCATGAATATCTTTCTGGACCTGAAGGAATAGATCTAACCGAAGAATTTTTACCCGAAGGTGTTGAAATGCACGCAGCAGTATCCGGGCATAATAGAGATATCAAAGGGAAAGATAAGTATTACAATGATGCTTTAATATTTGAAAAGGCCATTATAACTACACCTAAGGAGGAACTTCCTATTGATTTAGAAAGAAGATATGTTTTTTATATGGCTCAAAGTTATAGAGATGCTGGAATGCACGAAAGATCTATAGAAGCTTATCAAAGAAGAGTAGATCTAGGTGGATGGGCAGAAGAGGTTTACGTCTCTAAATATTGGATTGCTAGACAGAAACACTCATTAAACAAATCAGACGAGGAGATTATTGATGCTTATTTAAAAGCTTGGGAATATAGACCTAATAGACTTGAATCCCTTTATCATTTAATAAAATTCTTAGGAAGTAAAAAAAGATATGCTTTGGCTTTTGCTCTAGCTGCTGTTGGAATGAAAACAGGATCTTGCTCAGATATTCTTTTCGTTGAAGATGAGATCTGGAAATGGAGAATGCCTGATGAATATTCAGTATTGGCTTATTATAATGGAAATGCAGAGGAAGCACACAAAGTAACCACAATAATTATTAATTCCCCTCTATTTGATAAGATTTCTCCTAACGAACAAGAAAGAATCAGAAAGAATATGGAATTCTATAGTAAAGCTATTACAAAAGCTACAGAACCTACAGAACCTACAGAACTTATAGAAGCTACAGAAGATGTAGAAGCTACAGAAGAAGTTAAAAACTAGGAATTAGTGAGGACGGAAGATATATAACATAAAAGTTATATCATGAGAATTTTAAAATTTTCCGAATTCCTTAATGAGCAATCAGTTTATAATACAGGAGTCCCTTTATACAGAGGCACAAGTTTTGAGCCAGAAAGAACTATTAAAAGAAATCAATTAATTTCTGAATTAAGAAGTCTTTTAACTCAAGTAATGAATGGTACTCTTTCCGAAATATCTTTAGTAGCAGAAATACCTACACAAGGTAAAAATGCTCCACAATATTTGAAAGATATTTATTCTGAAATGGGATACAATCCAGGTAAAGATATGGAAGATGAGTACGATGAAGAAAACGACACTTATCTTGGTAACAGAGACAGAACTGGAGATGAACCATCTACAAACATATTTGTAGATTCTGAATTTTTAGTTAAAGATGTAGATGAAGCTAGAAATGTTATTATAGCAATTCCTTATTCATTAAAAAAGAAAAACATCTTAGTTGAACTTACTCCAGAAATGATTGATGAAGCATTCATTAAATAATTAATTATGGAATACGAAGATTTTCATTTAGTAAAAATCGGGGACCATACTTTTGTTTTAGAACAATGTAAAGATTTTTCAAAGGGACTTTCTAATAGAGAGCATCTTCTCGAAAATGAGGGGATGCTTTTTAATTTTAAAGAATCTGGTCCTAAAAGCTTTCATATGAAAGATTGTTATCTACCTCTTGATATTCTATTCATAAAAGAAGGCAAAATCCAAAAAATTTATCACAATTGTAGTCCATGCGAAACTGATGAGTGTCAAAAATTTGAACATGATTCCGCAGATACTATTATTGAACTCCTAGGAGGCACATGTGAGAGCAATAATATTAGCGAAGGACTAATCTACAGACTGATGTAGGAAACTTTTCCCTCTTTTACTGTTAAAATATATGTTACTAAGGTAAATTGTATTTTATAAAAATTAAATCTTGAATGTCATCTAACAAAGAAATTAAAGTATTATCAGAGAGGGAGCACATCCTATTAAGACCAACCGTTTATGTTGGGAGCGTTAAACCAACAGACGAGAAAGTACCAGTGATTCGCGATAGCCGTGTTTTTGTTGAGTCTAAGACCATATCAGTTGGAATGTATAAGTTATTTGATGAGGTATTCTCTAACTCATTAGACGAAGCTAAACGAATGAATGGCAAGATGAAGAAAATCACTATAGCTATTGATTCTAAAAGCAATTCCGTTTCTGTTAAAGATTCTGGTAATGGATTTTATAAAGGTACGGAGATTAATAAGATAAGTGAAAAATCTAATATCGAAACTGCAGTATCACAATTAAGAGCAGGATCAAATTTCGAGAATGATGATGTTGAAGAATCACTAGTGGGTACTAATGGTATGGGTGTCAGCTTAGTTAATGTACTTTCTAAATATTTCAGTATCGAAACAGTAAATGATAAATTCTATTACTTTCAGGAATGGAAAAATTACGAGGGTAAAGATCCTAAGGTCTCTAAGAGATCGTCTGATATGAAAACTGGTACTTCAGTTACATTCACACCTCTTTCTGAAACATTTGGATATTCTAAATGGGACAAAGAAGTTCTTTCATCTATACTTATTCTAAAATACGATCTAATCAAAAGAGACCCGATTATAGGTAAACTTGAAATAGAATTATCTTGGGACGGGGAGTCAATAGATCTATCTCCTGAATTTTTACCACAGGATTCTTTTAAGATTAATACAGAGATAGGTCAGATAACAATATGGGAAAAGTATGAAGGATCAGGATCATTAAGCTTTGTTAACTCCGCTCTTTGTTCTGGAATACACCAGAAGATATTTAATGACTTTGTAAACACAAAATTAGAAGACACATTAGGTCATCACTTTTACGATTGTCTAATTGTGCTAAATCTTCCACCTAAGTATGTTAAATTCGGAGATCAGAATAAAACTAGATTTGTTACAACAAGGGAAGAGATTGATAATTTACTGATGAATAAATTTGGAGCTAAGTTACAAGGACTTTTTAAAACCGAACTATTTGAAAGAATAGCAAAGAAAGTTGAAGAGAGAAAGAATGATGGATACGTAAAAAAACTTAGAGCAGAGAAAAGAAAAGTAAATCTTAAACATTCACACAAGTACTTTCCTGCACAAAAAGCTATTGCAGAAAATCTATTTATAGTTGAAGGACTTTCTGCTATGGGATCTATATTACAAAAAAGAAATCCTAAGGAAGATGGAGTTTATGCTCTAAAAGGCAAGATAAAGAATTGTAAAAATATTGGGGATCTTTCAGATAACAAAGAGATTCTTGAATTAATGCACATTCTAGGATTAGATCCCAGTTCTAGAAACAACGAAATTATAGGTTACAAAAGAATAGTTATTGCTACTGACCCAGATCCGGATGGATCGCATATCACATCTTTATTAATAAATCTTTTTTATAAATGGTTTCCTACTGTTATTAAAAATAAAAGGTTAAGTTCATTAAAAATCCCTCTTGTTTCTGTAGGTGATGGAAAGAAAAGAAAATACTATTGGGACATGGATGATTTTAAAACTGCTAAGCCCACTGGTAATGTTAGATACTTAAAAGGATTAGGTTCTCTTTCTTTAGAAGATTGGGAATGGGTAATGAATAGAAAAGATTTTGTTGGAATAGATGAAAATTCAGATAGTAAGGAAAAACTAGAAATGGCATTTGGTGATTCTTCTGAGGCTCGGAAAAAATGGTTATCTAATATTAAATAGATATATACTTTAATGATTTTAAGATTAAGCGATTTTGTTAATGAGCAGGATTCGAATATTCCTGATGGAAGCGAGGGAACTCAAGCTCCCGTTAAGAGCTATGCAGGTAAACTAAAAATAAACTGGGATATGCCAGACCTTGCTGAGGAAATATCTCATTATGACGATAAAGCTAAATTGGAATTCTACCAGCATAATATTACTATTGGTAATAAAGATATAGGTAAAGTTGCTGCTAGATCCACCAAGTTTTTTAAATATATTAATGAGCCATTTAAAAAAGGACACATGGAAACAATTCCTATTGTTTCTGAGGATGGATTTGATGTTAATAGTATTCAGAATTTAATGGCTTATGAGTTTGATAACATCATTGCTGGAGCATATGGTAGATCTTACGGAGATGTTCTAATAAAAATATCAGATGATCTTAAAAGAAAAGGCACTTTATCATTGCCTGCTCCTATTGTGATTAAATTTATAAATTTTGGAGAGACAAGAACATCTTCAGAATACAGCTATTATCTTTTTTCTGGTAATAGGATAGCTAACTTAGCATTACAATATAATATTCCACTAAGAGCTTTAGTATTAGATTTAGTTCCTTCAAGAAGAGACGTTAGAGAATTTGCACAAAAATCAGGTGCTACTACAGATCCGGTTAAATTCAAAAAGCTTCTTAGAAGAGAAACTGGTAAAGAAACTCTTGACGATCTTAATGCTAGAGAAAGATTTAAAATTATACAATCTCTTAAAGATTTCTAATTCATTTAGAAAAAACTCCGGAATCATCTGAGCCCCTATTTAATTTCTAGATATATTTGTAGTATGGTATACAAAAATAATATGGGATATTGTTGTATATGCCTTTCTTTAGATAAGGAAGGTGTTACTACAAATAGAGGAATGGTTAAAAAAACATTTCTTAGAGAAGGATTAAAGTATGTTTCTGAGCTAGCTTTAAAAAACACTAGCGATTTAATTCGTATAATCAAATTCAATTCTGATAATTCAATAAAAATGTATAGAATAAGTTCTGATATGTTTCCTTGGATGTCTGAATATGAAATAGACGATCTTCCTGATATAAAAGAGATATTAAATAACCTAGAGGAAGCTGGTAGAATAGCAAAAGAAGCTGGACAAAGACTTAGCTTCCATCCATCACATTTTTGTGTGATTGCTTCACTAAATCCTGAGGTTGTTACAAAATCTGTAAAAGAGCTTAGACAGCATGCAGAAATTATGGACAAAATGGGATTAGAAAGAAGCTATAAATATCCTATAAATATACACATCAATACAACTAAGCCATCCAAAGAAGAATCTGCTGAAAGATTCATAAAAGAATATAATAAATTACCAGATACTGTTAAATCTAGATTAGTACTCGAGAATGATGACAAAAAAAGTCAATTCACACCAACGGATCTTTACACCTTGATATATAAAAGAATAGGAGTACCTATTACTTATGATTATTTACATCATAAATGTAATCCGGACGAATTATCTGAAATGGAAGCTTTGGAACTTTGTATATCTACTTGGCCAGAAAATATACCAGCTCTAACTCACTTTTCGGATTCGAGAAAGCTTTTTGAAGATTCTAGTGTTAAAGATGTAGCACACTCCGATTGGATATGGAGTAAAATAGAAACTTATGGGAAAGTTTTTGATATAGAATTAGAAGTAAAGATGAAAGATCTTGCTCTATTAAAATATTTAGATAAATGGAAGAATCAGATTTAACAAACAAAAAATGGATCCCAGAGAATGAGCTTTATTTATTAAGTGTATCTGAAGGGATAATAGAAAATTATCCTAATATAGATCTTGAAAAAGAACTGAATGATGCAGGATACATTATTGAAGATTTAATACAGCCAGATAGAATTAAAATCTTCATGGAAAGACTCCAGGAAAAATATCCAGATTAATGGTATTTATTATTGGGATTAAAAAATAGAGATGGAGAATTATTACAATATATTAGGTGTACAAGAAAATTCTGATCAGAACTCGATAAAAAAAGCTTATCGTGAGATGGCTAAAAAATATCACCCGGATAAAAACAAAGAACCCAACGCTGAAGAAAAATTTAAAAAAATAACCGAGGCATACGAAAATATTGGTGATCCAGCTAAAAGACAGGAATACGATAGGAAAAGAAGCTTTCAGAATCCTTTCTCTAGCGGATTTGATGATTTTAGTAGATTTAACACCAATTGGAATCACACAGATCCTTTTGCTGACCATTATTCTCATGGTAGGGGATTTACACCGGAAGCTCCTAAAGGTACTTCATTAAATATAACACTTAAATTAGATTTACAAGATATACTTAAAGGTGTTGATAAGAGGATAAAAATCAAGAGAGATAAAAAATGTAATCCCTGTTCAGGAACTGGTTCGGAAAATGGTGCTTCTTTCCAGACATGTGGTACATGTAAAGGATCGGGATTTATAACAGTAAATAGAATAAATGGATTTGTTCAGATGAATTCAGTTAGCACTTGCGGTTCATGTGGAGGTGTAGGTAAGGTAGTACTTGAAGTTTGTTTATATTGTTTAGGTAATGGACTAAAATCAGAGGAAGATATTATAGATGTCAACATACCTGCTGGAGCATCAGATGGTATGCAATTTGTTGTTTCTGGTAAAGGTAACGAGGGTAAAGGTAACGGTAAAAGCGGGGATCTTTATGTTAAGATTAAAGAAATACCTAATACTGAATTTATTAGAAAAGGAGTTGATCTTATCACTAGTAAACAAATAACTTTTATAGAAGCAATATTAGGAACTAATATAGATGTGGAAATGCCTGATGGAGAGAGTGTTAAAACAGTAGTATCTCCAGGAACTGTACCTGGTACAGTTCTAAGTTTTGCTCAGAAAGGAATTCCTGTTTTAGGATATGGTGGTATTGGTAATTTTCTTGTTGAATTAAATATAAAAATCCCAGAAAATCTTACGGACGATCAGAAAAAATTCTTAGAAGAATTAAGACAAAACGAAATATTTAATTGATTATGACTTTTATATTTTATATACTTGGTGTTTGGGGACTTACACATATTCTAGTAGCTTCTAAAATTCTTGAGGGATTTAGAAATTGGTTATTAATAAACTCCCCTTTCTTTGGCGATATGCTTAATTGCTATCAATGTACTTCATTCTGGGCATCAATGATTTTATACTTCTTTTTTGATAATTTAAGGCTAGAAACTATAGATTTTATTATAAAAGGTTATAGAATAAGCCCCGATTTTTTATTGTATTCTTTTATTGGGTCTGGTATAGTTTCTTTTATTGCTGTCATATTATCTCTATTGATAAAAAGATCCAAATAATTGGATATATAGATTATGGACAAAAAATTATTTACGTTTAAACAATTTATAAACGAGCAAGACGATGCAATACCATCGAGTGCAACTGGATCACCAGATACAGGAAAACCTGAGACTGAAAGAGAAGCAAAATCCAGAATTGCAACGGGTATAATCAAAGGTCTATTTGGTGAAAATGTTGGACTTACTGGAGGTGTGGATTCTTTTATAGACCAAACCAAGGAAGTTAAAGAATCTTTACCGTATAGAGGATGTGGTGCTAGCGAGCCTTATAAATTAGAGAAAAATCCTCTTTCTGTAATGACTATTAAAATACTTCTTAATTATCTTCAGGAAAAAAAAGTGGGAGATTATAGTAGAATTATAACAGAATTGAATGAGAAAAGAGCAGTAATAATAGGAATAAGAAATAAGCTTGAAATAAAGAAGGAGACATCAAATCAGGATAGATTCACGGATGCTCTTTATTTTATTCCTGGTAATGCTAAAGATGGATCTGATGTTGTGAGTGCCACTGGACCTACCGGACCTACTGGATCTACTGGACCTGCACCAGTTAAAGAAACACCTGTTAAAGATAAATCTGTATTTGATAGAATAAAGGACAAAAAGAATGAATCTATGGAAGATAGATTAAATTCTATTAACTACGTGATTGAATCTGGTGTTTTTACTTTCGAAGAATATTATTCATTGAACGAAGAAAAGAATCAAATATTATCAATTCTAAACGAGGACGATGACGACAATCCAAGTAGTTGGTTTGCCCCTGGTGCTTTTAAAAGAAGAATTGAAAAGGCTAAAAAAGATGCAGAGGATGCTAAAAACAAAAATAATCCTACGGGACCAATTGTACCAACTGGACCAACTGGACCAACTGGACCAATACCACCAGCAAGTCTTGGAGATAAAATAACTCCATATCAAATAACAACTGTACCTAGTTTAGCATACTACGGAAAGAAACCAATGAATCCTAAAGGTGTTGGTGTTAAACTTCCAGGAGATACCCTATACATTCTTAAAGAAAGCTCCTTAGGTAGTGGCAATAAATATAAAATGATGGTAGAGGGTGAACCAATTAAAGTTGGAAGATACCCTATCGGAGTAACTAAATTTGAAAGTTACAAACCAGCTGAGGTTTACACTGAATCTTGTGGAATGCAAATACACAGGTCGTCTACGAAAGGTGTTGGTATTTGTGTGGGACCTTGGTCAGCAGGATGTCAAGTATTTGCTGACAATCAAGAATGGCAGGATTTCATATCTAAAGCTGAGAAAGAACAGATGAATGCTACTAAATTTTATTACGCATTAATACAATTAGATGATATTCCAAAAGAGGTTATGGACGATGCAATGAAAGGCCTTGTTTATCAAGGATCTGTAGATCTTGCTTCAACAAACCCTACTGGAAGTACTGGAAGTACTGGAACTACCGGATCTACGGGAACTACAGGAGCTAATAAAAAAGCAAGAGTACTTACTAACTTCGATAATATCTCTTAATAGAAACTTTATTCTATTCCACTGATAAAATAATAAAATAATTTATTTAGTGGAGAATAGAATAACGATCTCGGATCAAATCAATGTTGACTATAGAAAGTATGCCTTGTATGTTATACAGAGTAGAGGTATACCTAATTTTTATGATGCTTTAACTCCTGTTCAGAGACTAATTCTACAGAATTCTCCCAGTATTTTTAAGAAGACTGTTGGTGTAATTGGTGAGGTTTTTAGTACTGGCCTTTATCATCATGGGGATTCTTCAATGGCTCAGGCCATATCAAAATTAGCTAGACCATTTTCGTGTGCAGAACAGATACTATTAGGTGATGGATTCTTCGGAACCCCTGTTAATCCTTCACCATCTGCTCCAAGATATACGCAAGTAAAAATTTCTAGTAAGTACAAAGAAATAATTGAAAAGTATAAAGATCTAAATGTACCTAATGAAGAAGGCGGGTATGATTGGATACATGTTGATTACCCTATTGGTTTATCAACTCACATTGTAGGTATTGCAGTAGGATATAAATCTAATATATTACCAAGAAAACCTGATGATGTTGTTGCATATTTAGAAGGCAACAGAACAAAGAAGCTAAAGCCTTATTTTAAAGGATTTAAAGGAAATGTATCTAAAATGGATGGACTTAAATCCTCATGGCTTATTGAAGGAGACGTTGAGATCGACTTAGCTACAAGGACTTTTAAAATCAATTCAATATCTCCATTACAAAGATATGAATCATTTTTTATAAGACTCAATTCTTTATTAGAAAGAAAAGGCCTAAATTATAAAATGGATAATTTTTCCACTGATAATGTTAAGATAAGTATCAAATTCAGATGTACAGATCAGGAATTTAAAGATATGTCAGTCCTTTTAGCAAAAGAAACTAAGCAAATTGTCACAGAAAATATTGTATTTGTTAGAGATGGAAATGTTTTAGAGTATGATTTTATAGAGGATTACTTAGATGAATTTATTTTACAGAAAGAAAAAACAATACTTAAAAGATATGAAAGAGATCTTGTGTATCTTAATGATGAACTAGAATATCTTGAAGCAAAATTAAAATTCCTATTGTTCATGTCTGATAAGAAAAGGGCATCTGACGAAGTTATGGGATTTTTATCTAAGTATAGAAGAGAAATATCAAGGAGATTAGAATCAATATCATTGATTAAATTGAATAAGGAGGAAATTATTAAGACTTCTGTGGAAATTAATTCAATAAAGGATGATATAAAGAATAAGAATCAAGAGATTAAAGATCAGAAAATTAAACTTAAATTAGCTGAAAAATTAAATTCGACTTTATCTAAAAAGAGTTCTAAAGCAACTTCATTACTAGGAGAAGTTAAGGAGGAATTTCACGAAGGTATAAGATTTTTTGATCCTGAAGATGATATAGAAGAACAAGAAGAAGAAACAAAATTAAATATAGAAAATGACTAAGAAAAATCAAATTTGGAATTTTAGAATCTCTAACCCTAATAATTTTATTGCTTTCCTTAAGAAGCTAAAACTTGTAGACAAGAGTGTACCTTTAGAAATTGAGGGAAGTAATTTATTTGCAAAAGTTAGAACACCTGATAAATCAGTAATTAAATTTGTAAGTGTAGATGTTAACGATATTCTTGAAGGCGATTTTCCTTCCACAAGATTAAAGATCGGAATTCTGGAAATAGGTAAATTGATTGATGTTTTTAAATACTTTGGACCAGAGGAAGAACTAAATCTTATAATAGATTCACAAGAATATGAAGGCGGATTAATAGCTACTGGTCTTAAATTCTCGTCTTCTTCATTAAACATTTTTATTAAATGTGCAGATATTAGTTTACTTGCATATATTGATGATAATATACAAAGACAGATTCATTCCACCGAAGGATCGGAAGTTAATTTTGAAATCACAAGAGAGAACTTCCAAAAGGTAGCTTCTTTAACTGGAATAGAAACGAACTCTGAAGAACTTCTTAATTTTGATATTGAAGAAAATGGGGTTATCATTAGAGGAAATTCATTCCAATATAATTTAATTAAAGGTAGAACTGCAAACGGATTTGAAAGTCCTAGCGTATATACAATCTATAAAAATCAATTCTCTTATATCGACCAAGAAGCATCAGAGATTCACTTTCACGAAAATAGAATCTTAGTAAAGTCAATTGAGTCAGATTCAATAATTGCAATAGGTTTAGTAGAGGTATAATATGGAAGAAATAGATTACATGTCAATGAGCTTAGAAGAGCTCAATCAAAAACTTTCGGAGTATCAAAAAAAATCTTCGGATTTCTATAATACTGAACAAGGTATTAAGCTAACACTTAACAGTATATACGGAGCGACTGGGAATCAGTATTTTGCTTTGTTCAATACAGATGTTGCAGAGAGTGTTACATTACAAGGCCAGGACATTTGGAAATTTGCTGAGAAGATAATAAACAGGTATTTCAATGATATGTGGCATCTTGATACGGAGCTTCACGAAAAAATGGGAGTTCGTAATGTCAGAAAAATAACATTAGACTTTATTATATACGGAGATACAGATTCCAATTATATCAATCTAGGAGCTGTTATGGATTCTTGTGAATTTGATTCAGATCTAGAACCATTTGAATTTGTAAAAAGACTTAATGAATTTAGACTTAAAGAATACATTAAGAAATGCTATGACATCTATTCTGAAAAATGGGGCACAGATAACTATCAGGATTTTGAGCTAGAGAGTTTATCATATGCTGGTATATTCTTGGGTAAAAAGAAATATGTATTACATATAGCTTGGCAGGATCCTAATAAGGATTTATTTCCTAGGCTTTCTAAAGTTAAATCGACTGGTATCGAATTAGCTCAAGGTGGTACTGCTCCTTTCGCTAGAGAGAAACTTACGTTCTTATTACAGCATATTTTCGAGAAAGGTAAAGCTTTTGATATTAGAGAATTTGTAAAGATCCTTAAGAATATAAAATCGGAATTTAAGGTACAAAGCCCAGATCAAATATCTGTAGGAACTTCTGTTAATAATATAGAGAAATTCATTGTAAACGACACAACAAAATTCGAAGTTGCAAAAGGATGTCCAATGCACGTAAGAGCAGCAGGATATCACAACTATCTTCTTAATAATTCCAAGCATAAAGTTAAATACAGCTTAATCAGATCATCTGAGAAGATTAAGTACTATTATGTTAAGGTAAACAACGAGAGAGAGAATAATGTATTTGGATATCTTAACGGAGCTTATCCCTATGAGCTAGCTCCCCCCGTAGATTTTGACGAACAATTCAATCGAGTAATTTTAGATCCAATAAATAGATTCATTGAAGCTATGGGATACTCTCCTTTATCACCCAACCTACTTCTTGTAAGAGCTTTGTTTTAATTTATTTTTTTGGATATATAAAAGGATCTAAAAAAATTAAATGAAAAATAGTAGAATAAAAAACTTCAATGATTTTGTTAATGAATCTTACAATCCGGAGCTTAACGAAGGTTTCTTTTCCAGTATAGCTAATCTTATAAAAAAAGTTGGTGGCTGGGCAGGAGAAATGATCAAAGCAATAGGACAGGGTTTAATTAAACCAATACCTTCTGGACCAATGAAAGGTATGCCTGTAGCAATGTTATTCTTACCTGAAAATGGGCCTATCTATCAGCAAATGTTGAAATATCAGCAAGGGATTAATCCTATAATGGAAGCAAGAATACCTTTAGAATACACAGGTGAAGACCAGAGTGTTAGAAACATTTCAGCTGAGCAATTAAAGAATGACGTAGTTAAATTATATAGGAGTAAAGACAGAGGGGGAAGAGCTAAACCCATCTTTATTTATGGAGCACCTGGTATTGGTAAGACTGAAATAGTCGGACAAGCAGCAGATGAGCTTGGTGTACCTGTTATGAAGTTGGATCTTCAATTTATGAATCCGGAAGATTTCTTAGGAATACCTAGTAGACATGATATAACTCCTGTTGAGGTCGAAGACGGTAAAGTTACTAATTTTGGTAAAGGATTCACTAGAGCAAATCCCCCTGCATTATTACCACCAGATAATGGTAAAGATAATAGAGGTGGTATCATATTTATGGATGAGATGAACAGAGCTAATAAAGCAGTTCTAAACTCTATCATGCAATTCGTACAAAAAGGAGAAGTTGGGCCTTACAAATTACCAGACAAATGGGTTATTGTTGCAGCGGGTAACAGACCAGAAGAAGCGGAAGGCGTAGCAGATTTTGACTTTGCACTTGCTGACCGTTTCACTATTAAGAACTATGTTCCTACAATTGAAGGATATGCTTCATGGGCAGATAAGAACGAAAAAATTCTGCCTGAACTTGTAACATTCTTAACATTTAATCAGGAGTATTTCCACAATTTAGA